GTGTAACAACACACTTGTCATTTTTTGAATGCACCAGTCTTATGTAGTTATGAAGACTTCTTATAATAATTATGCCCTGATGTGAAAGGTATCATCAATATGTAGATTATAAGATGTGAAACTACCTGATTAATACAATGGCTGCAGCCAATTTAATACAAAGGTGAAATTCTTTGTAGTTAATCAGCTCCCAAGGATAAGCAATTATAACAGGCTCCTTTTTCTGCTGGAGTTTGGATAGGGGATTTAAAGCAGAACCACCTATTATAATTGAGTGCAGAGGGGAAATTTTTTTAAAATAAAACTTACTAATTATGATAAATATCAGATCACCAGGTTAGTTAAACTATATATAATATAGTTAATATAATAATTTTTTTATCTAACACACAGATAAGGCAGGAGATTAAATCTTGCCTTATCTTTTCTAAAAAACAAAATCATGAAAAAAGCATTTTTAATTTCAGTGTTTATACTTCTTTGGGCATATGCATCTGAAGTGGATATGTCATTATTTGCACAAACACCTAATACTCAACAAACCTACAAAGATACTGATAATAAAGTTTATCAGGTACATGTAGGAAAAAAAGGAGGAATGTACATTGTAAGAACCAGTAAATCTGGAAAGACTTACAAAAAATACATTAAAAAATTATGAAAAATCTATTATTCATGCTGTCATTAATACTAATGACAGCATGCTCTTATGAAGAGCAATGGTTCCCCAAAACTCACGGATTAGCTCAAGATGGAGCTGATTCTATTAGTCTTATTTATAATCTGGATTATTTGACTATAATAAGATTTGAAAACAATGGAGATTGTTTTGTACCATTGGATCAAAAGATCAATATGGAGATTATCGAAATAAAATGTAATAATCTTCAGAAGGTAGTATCTATAGAATATATAGATGAAGGCATGTCTAAATCACATGAAGATAATTATATATTCTTATATGATGATTATATTATTTATAACGATATTGTTTACAAATAAAAATCTTAAAAAATGTCAAAAATTACTTTTACCGAAGAAATAATAACACCTGCAATTGCCACGTATTACTTGTCATTAATGGGAAATAATAAAAAGCTAAGACAAGAAACTCTTATGAGATATGTACAAGACATACGAAATGGAAGATGGAAATCAGATACAGGAGAATCAATAAAATTTTCCAAAAGCGGAAGACTTATTGATGGTCAACACAGATTGAATGCTATTATTATAGCAGGTATGACTTTAGTTCTATTAGTTGCTAGAGGACTAGATGATGAGGTATTTGATGTATTAGATACAGGATCTAAAAGGACAGCATGTGACATATTTAAAATCAAAGGTATTAAATATGACACTTTAATTCCATCAATGATGGTAACATACAATAGTATTAAAGAAAATGGTAAAACAGGTAGTGGTTCTAATATTACTAAAACTGTAAGACCAAAAAATACTAATGCTGCATTATTAGAAGCATATTACAATGATCCATTATTCTGGGAGCACGTAGCAACAAAAACATTTACATATTATAGATATATAGACAGATTGTTAACTCCTTCTTTTATAGGAGGATTATATGCTGTATTATATAAAATAAATAATAAAATGGCAGATGATTTTATGCACCAATTATGTAAAGGAGATGCTGCAGTTAAACCTATCACTTTAGCAAGACAGATTCTTTATACAGATGGAGTATCAAAAACTTCAAAATTGACGCTAAATACAAAATTAGCATATATAGTAAAAGCATGGAATCTTTTTGTTAAAGGAAATAATAGCATCAAATCTTTAAGATTTGACCCAGCTAAGGAAGAATTTCCAAAAATATCAAGACCTATTTAAATAACAATTTGTGGGAGGGAGCTACTTGCAGGAAAACTTTAAGTTAGTACTGCAAGTAGTTTTTTAAATGCTATAGTGGTGGAATTGGTAGACACGCAGGACTTAAAATCCTGTTGACAGTAATGTCAGTATAGGTTCAAGTCCTATCTATAGTACATAATTTAATATAATGAGTAAAGTTAAACTGATTAATACACGTATATATTCTAAAACTGGAAGATATAATAATTGTAGAATATTAATAGAACTTGAAAACAGATTTTATCCTTTTCCTGGTATAAATAACGCAGAATATGCTGTAGAAAAAGGTTTAGAGTATTTTGAATATTATCGAGTAACAAAGGAAGATTATGAGTAAATATTTATTACTAAGAAGACCAACTAATAAAGAAACCTTTCAGCAATTATATTTTATAAAAACTTATGATAATAGATATTTCCCATGTTTTTTTCTTGATGAAAATAAGTTATTAAATTGTTATTACAGAAATTTTCCTAATTATCCTTTCGATTTATTAGACGAAAAAACTTTTAAAGCTATATATGAAGAATAAAGTTACATTTCTCAATCGTTATAAAAATCATAATCTTTCTCATGTACATACTATTGAAATAGATGGAGCATATTTTGCCTTTTCTACAAGTGATATTAGCGATATAGAAAATATATTTATAGCAGCTAATGATTTTGAAATTAAACAATATTTAAAGGATAATTATATTAAATCTGATGAAGAAAATTTCAAAGCTAGGTATTAAAAAGAAAATTAAACTTATTAATTATTTTAAAGGTCGTAAATTATCTGAAATATATACTATTAAAATGGATGAATTATATTTTCCATTTGAATTTGAAGGAATTGAAATTCAAGATGTAGAAAACATTTTTACATACGCTAGTGCTACTACTCTTGAATTTAAAGAATACTTAAAAAGAAATTTTACTGACATTAGTGAAGAATATTACAGTATAAACATATAGATTTTTATTTTTCATAATTTGGGCTAAACAGGAGAAGGAGAAATCTTTCTCCTAGTTTAGTTTTAAAACTAATAAATGGAAAAACATAAATTCATTAGAATAGCAAAAGCAGGTATATTAAACTGTAAATATAAGTATAATAATTCAGAGCATACTCATTACTTTTTTACTTTAAAAAGTCTTGAAAAATTCTTAATAAGTAAAGTTACGGCGGAATTCCTAATAATTGATCATGGCAAAGATAACTAATTCAAAAATAGAAACCAACTCTTTTGTAAGTAAAAAATTGAAATTTTAATTCATGAAAAAATATGTAATAGCTAAGAAAATAATAGAAGAGGGAATGGTAATATATGCAATAAAAAGAGATGAAGGATATGTTCCTATTTCTGTCTTAGATGAAAAAAAATTTATAGAAATTTATCATAGTAAAAAGAATTGGCATATAGTAGAAGAGCATGAGTGGAAAAATTAAAATAATTAAAAGAAAAGTAAAAAATGGTGTTATATATGCAGTTGTAGACAAAAATGGTTTATACGTAGTTTTTCAAAATTTTTTTTGGGACCTCATTGAGAGAATATATAATTGTGAAATAGGATATTATTATAAAATAACTAAAAAAAAGTTTTACGAAAATTACGAAATTGATTATGAAAATAATAAAATTGAATAATGATTTAGAAAAAATATTAGGAATTCCTTGTAGATACGTTCTTATAAGAAAAGATTATGTAATCTATTATAAATATAGCGGATCTTTTTATCTAGATCTTATAGAGAAGGTAATTAATGGAAATATACCTGAGTATCATTTATTATATATATCTTCAGATGATATTGATAAGATTATTAAATATGAAAATAATAAAACTAAATAAAAAGATGCGTGATCTGTTATATAACAGAAATTCTAATTATGTATTAAAAAAAAATTATAAATATTACTTGTTTATACATTTAAGAAATTTAGAAAATATGATACATGATAAAAATAATGTCCCATTAGATGCTAATCATACACTTGTTATGAAATTTAAAAAATTAAATATATGAAAATTTTAATTATCTTACTAATAGGGTTACCAGACTGGATAAACCCTTTTAATGTAAAATTAGACATTCAATATGTAAAAGATATTGATTGTTATATTGTAGCACCATATGCCAATACCAATGAAGCAGATTGTGTTTTATTTGAAAAAGGTTTATCATTAAATTGTGAAAAAATTAATGATAGATTGTGGTGTAATAAAGAATTAGTTGTTACCAAGACAACTAATATTTTAGGTTCATATTACATAATTTGCAAAAAAGAATAATAAAAAATTTGATTAATCAATAAATAGGAAGAAAAGTCTTTAGTGTATAGCCTTAACTGTCGCACGCCTATTATTTAAAACAAGCTAAATGAAAGTGACAATTGACAAATTAAATACATTATCTATAGATCAACTATTAGATCTAAAAGTAAAAAATGAAAAATTAGAAATTGATAACCCTTCTAATTTAGAACTAACATTTAAAGATTCTAATAATATAGCAGAATCTTTTGGGGTATCAGACAATTTTACAAAGCAAATAGTAAGAGCATTAGAAGACTTAAAAGAGATAGAAAAGAAAGCAATTAAAAAAGTTTCAAGATATATGGAAGATAATAACATAGATGTCTATAAGAAACTTGAACATGCAGAAGATGATATTGCAGCTTTGTTAAGCTCTATATTAAATAATAAAAAAGAGATAGATGAAGAATTATTTAGAGATACAGCTAAAAAAATACTAGATAAAGAGACATATAAAATTGCTTTAACGGGTGCTGGGCAATTAGAGTATATGTATAAAACATTAGCACCACAAACATTAAACGAATTATCATATTTAATGTTTACATTAGGTAGTAAATCATCAAAAAATGGATAATAGTAAAGTAAGAATCGTAAAGAAACTAATTACTGCACCAGATTTTATCTGGATACAGAATTTAATCCCATTTCTTAGACACCTGGGAGTGGAAGTACCTAAGGAAAATTTCTCAACGAGGTTTTTCATTGAAAAAGTGATAAATTTTGACGCAATGATCAAAATTTTTTCAGTTAGACAAAGAGCTTTTTTAACTAAAAAACTTTTAGAGAGTTTTGGCATTACAGCAAAGGAGAATGATAAAGAAATATCATTCTCATATAATGAAGATTCCTCTAAAGAGGAAGCAGCAGTATTATTTGAAGTATTAACTGAAATAACTTCAAAACCAGTAGAAGCAGTAGTTTCTAATTTAAACCAGTAAACAATTTTTTTAAACATTTTTTAAACATTTAAACATTTTTATTATGTCAAAATTAACAGAAGTAAGGTTGTCTAACAACCCAAATGCAACTGTAGTTCCATCTAAGGATGGGATTAATGGAAAGATCAATGAAAGCTCTGATGGTGCGCAATATTGCACACTAGTGATCACTGATGATTCTAACCCTTTCAAAAAATCCACTTGTGTAAGAAACTACAGACAGCAAATGTCTGGAGGTAAGTGGAAATGGCCAGGTCTTACTCCAAAAGAGTTTTCTGCTTTGCAGGGAAAAGAAATTGGAGGAAGATTCTACACTGCAATTGTAGAACCTTACCAAATTGATGGCAGAATTGTGCATCAGTATACTACTTTTGTAGCAGAGAATGAGTCTGTAGCAACAGTTTTCAGAAATGCAGGCCACCCATTGGTGGTCAATACGGAAACTGGTGAAGTAGCTATGGAAAGCGCTACTAAACAAGTAGAAGCATAAACATCAGTAAGTGAAGAATTAGGGGGAATAGAAATATTCTCCCTTTTTCTTTTTAAAAACAACTACAATGAAAAAAATACTGTTTCTATTATTAATGAGTAGCACATTAAGTGCACAAATATTTATATCAGATGAATATTCTACAAGACTAATGTCTGAAAGAGAATATAGTGATCCTGAAATCTCTACCACAATCATTACTGTAACTGAAAAAGTTATTATGATATCTGATTCTGGCGGATATAAAGTGTATGCTATATCTGATGTAGAACATAAAAAGTATGAATATACAGAATATCATGCTACACTTATTGCTAAACAAAATTTTTATAATATAGCTTTAAGAATTACTTCAGATAAAATGTTTTTAACTATTCCTGGTAAATTTTACGTTTTAAAACTTAATAAAGTATGGCCTTAATAATATTATTACTTCAAATCACAGAAATATACCATAATCAAGTATATGATTTAGCTAAAATCATACACGCAGAATGTGGAAAATGTAATTATGAAGAAAAACTTCTAGTAGGATCCGTGGTACTAAATAGAGTAGGCCATCCCAAATTTTCTAAAACCTTAATAGGAGTTATTAATCAAGATTCACAATTTCACGGTATATGTAATACTCAGTTTATATTAAATTCTGAAAGCTTAAAAGCTGCAGCAGATTTATTAATGAACGGTAGTTATAATAAGAAGATACTATATTTCTATTTAAGAGATTCTCCTAATAAAAAATGGAGAAAAAATCTAACTATTATCAAAAAATCTAAATTCCATAACTTTTGTAAATAATTTAAAATGATTTTGTACATAATAAATTTAATTATATCTTTAGCATGTGCTTTAAGACTAGCTTATTATCAAGATATACCAGCAGCAGCAGGATGGGTTTGTGCAGCTTTGTGGCTAATATTATTAATAATAAAAGAAAAAAGGAAAGAATGAAAATTATACTAATACTACTACTTCTTTTAATAATATCATATATAATCCATATTATAACATATAAAAAGATTCATAAATTTAGGATACTAGAAGATGATGGAAAATTTACATTAGAAGGAAAAAATAATTATGTCTTTTTCTGGACAGACGATCTTAAAATAACATTTAATGATATTATTGTTAGAAATAAGGATAGTGATGAATTATCTGTAATATATAGAAAAAATATTAAAGGAGCTATGGAAATTGTAGACAAACATTTTGAAACTATAAAAAAACGAAGACTAAAAAAATATCATTACATAAATAAAAACTGATTATGTTACTCTGTGATATAGAGAATTTTCCATGTATAATTAAATCTTGTACTTGTGAACAATGTAAAGCTGTCAAAAACGCACGTAAAAACAGAAAAAATAAAAAAATTATGAAACGTTATTTAAATAAAAAACGCAGAAAAACTTATTCCAAATATGTAAATCATTATTGGGCATGACAAAGAAATTATTTAAATTTTTAAATCGTAGAAATGAAAACACTTAAATTAATCAAAAGAAGCTGGTTATTAGTATTCATTTATTTGTTTCTCAGATTTATTCAATGGTGCTATCAAAACTATGCAACCAATGAATTTTTAAGAGATTGTATAGTAGTAACTCTTTTTACTGTTGCTATAGTTATTTTTGGTTTTTTACTGAGATATGTTACAATTTTTATTATTGATTATGGAGATTATAATGATTTTTTCTCAAAACATACGGATCCAGTAATAGAAAAGATAGAAAGATTTTTTAACAGAAGAAATATTGAAAAATGATAAAAAAAATAGTAAACAGCATCCTGATTTTTGTAGCAGTATCACTATATACGTTAATATTAGGAGCTGCATATTGTTCTGGTAAAGAGATAAATGATTATACAGTTTTTACTCTCATATTAATTACACCAATATTATATTTAATAATGTTATATACTAGTGGTAAATTTGATAATTATATTAATAATACATTGGAACCTTTACTCCAAAAATTATTAAAATGGTTTAATAGAAGAAATCTAATGTTGTTAATTGTTCTTATTTCATTTACTGGATGTAGGACGTACATAGATAAAGATGAGGCTATTATAGTCTCTGCTCATAAAACAACACATTCTAAAACATACCGATATTATTATCAGCTTAATAGTGCTAATGGTAAATATATTTTTTATTCCAACCAAGAATTTCAAGTTGGTACACCAATTAAACTTTGTCCAAGATGAGTAACTTAGATAAAGAATTTGTACCTTATGGACAAGCATTAGAACTTAAGGAATTAGGTTTTGATGAAGTATGTATTGCTTTTTATCATGATTTTGGTAGAAAATTAAAAAGAACTATCAAAATTAAAAACTCCATGTCATGTGCAAGATTATCTGAAACAACTTTTACAGTATTTGAAGCAGCACCATTGTATCAGCAAGCTTTCAGATGGTTTAGAGAGCGTGGATATGATATTAAAGTTCAAAAAGAATCCAATGGCATATACTTTGGATTTTATTGGACAGGAGCAGCATGGATTAGTGTTGGTAGTGGAACCTATGAAGAAGCAGAACTTGAATGTCTCAAAAAATTAATTGAAATTGAAAAAAAAAAAGAAGAATAAAAAAAAACAAATTAATATGAAAGTAAAAGATTTTCCACTATCAATTAGAAGGTTAATTAAAAAAAGATGTGAAGAACAAGGTTCTATTTATGATGAAAATAAGCATCTAGGTAATAGTTTTTCCTTTCCAGCATCACCAGAAAATAGTGACTTTTGGTTTGACATTAACTCTGGAGATTTTTCAAAATTTTACGAACTTTATCCAATACCTCATAGATATGCTATTAAAGCTGTATATCTTAATACAAAGTATCGTTCAAAATTTGATTTGAAGATTATTATAGATCTATTACACATCGTACACTAACATGGTACAAAAGTACAAGTAATTTCTATATACATAACAATGGTGTTCAATCACCCTCTCTGGGTACTACCTTTGAAGAAATAGATATAGTTGATTGGATTTATTGGATGAAATTAGAAAAATCAAAAAGTCAGAATGAAAATTCTAAAGCAAAATGTTTTTCTATAGATTCTTATGATATATTAGATAACTATTAAAAAAATACAAATGAAATCTAAACACATAATTACGTTTTTTATAAGAATTTTATACACTTATTTAGGTATAATATTCTATGAGTCTATTACTATTAATAAATTTACTATATCATCTTATGGTATGGGTATTATTTATTCTGCAGGGGTAATCATATACATAATACTCCCTATATTATATATAGTATATATAATCAGTGAATTTTTTAATGGTAAATATGATGAATGGCTTAATAATAATATAGATGAAAAAATAAATAAATTTTTAAAATGTTTTAAACAGAACTGAAATGCAAACGTATAAGTTTTATACTAAAAAAAACGAAAGACTGGCTATTTTCCTAAATAAAAAGGAGCTTGTAGTATTCAAATGTTCTTTACAAGACAACTTTAGTAAGAAAGTTGCAAGAGAAGCTTTTGCAGAATATTTAAGAAATAAAATTGAAGGAACAGGATGCAAATATAATCCAAAAGTTATACCATTAGAAAAAGAACTTACTGGTAAAGAATTCTATATTCACTGTAAAGAGAATTTTAGACAAATCAAGACTTCTCCATTGCCTGGAAAAGGTAAATTCTTTATTAGAAATGGATTATTAAATCAACTAGTAAATAGATAAATTATGAATGTTTTTGATTTAGAAGAAGATTTCAATGAAGAATTAGAACAAGAATTATTAGAAGTAGAATCTCTTTTGGAAACAATACCTCCCTTATCTGAAAAAGAAACTGAGACTGTTAAAAAAGAGATTGAATCTGAATTTGATTACTTAGATGAAGAAGAATGATTATTCTAGCTAAAGACAAAGATTACTACGATTATTTAGCAGACGGTAAAGGTGTTGTATTAGATAGAAGATATGCAGAAAAGTTTTCATTACAAACAATGAAAAGAATAGTACTGCATATCGGAGGTTGGAGATATGAAGGAATGTTTATAAATGGAGATATTGTATATGGAATGAAAGCAATTAAAGAACAAAAAGTTAAAAATGCTGCTCCAATAACTGTTCCCCATGTATTTGATGCTCCTACTAATACCAACCCTACTACACACCTTTACTTTAACTTAAGAGTCGAAGGAGGATATTATTTTTACACAAAAGAAAGTAGTTGCATTTTGAAGGAAAAACAGCCTTCAATATATAATGACAGATATAATTGTCCTATATTAATATGGGATAATGGGTTTAAAAAATATCCTAACTTAGAATTATTAAAATTTGATAAACATGTTTCTGCATGGGAAATGTATGAAATATTAAACAACTGGTATGGCACTAACATTATGGCTAATAATGACATTTTACGAGATTCTCTCGTTTAAAGAACAAACACAAATTTTAAACAAAGTTAATACAAATTTTATTTTAACAATTATATATTGCATGCTATGGCCAATTACAAAATTATTGATGATACTGAACATGTTCAAGAAAAATCTACTAGAGTAGAAAAATGTATATATGGTGAAGAATGTATGTGCATGAAACTTTTTAATGAAATTAAATGTAAGAAAATCTGAACAAGATCAGAAAAACATATTGTTTAATGAAATCAATGAATTTTTAAGTTAAAAAAAGTGAAAGTTTAAGTAAAGGAAGAGGGAGTAATCCCTCTTTCTTTTTATTGTTTAATAAATATTTAAAAAATGGCAAAAAGACAAGCTAAAAAAACAGAAAATGTTGAATTAGGACAAGAAGAAAAATTAAGACCAATATCCAGATTAGACAAATATGTCTATATGGATGATACTATCCAGTTATTAGACTTTGCATTTAAATGTAATAAAAATGTAATTCTATACGGACCAGGGGGTTATGGAAAATCTGAAGTAAGTATGGATTTTCTAAATGAAAGAGGTATTCAACCTTATGTATTAACAATGGGTAATGGTACTACCACAGATAGATTATTTGGCGGTATGGATTTAAAGAAGTTTAATGATGATGGTAAAATTGAATACTTAGTAGAAAATTCATTTATGAACCATGAATATGTAATTTTTGAAGAGTTATTTGATGCTCAAGATTATATATTAGAGCAGCTAAAAGACATTTTAAGTTCAAGAATATTCAGAAATGGTAATCAAATTTTTAATATTAAAACTAAATTGATTATTTGCTGTACTAATAAAACTAGGGAATCCTTTTCTAAAAATGATTCATTGAAGGCTTTGATGGAAAGATTTCCATTGGAACATAATGTAGAATGGAAAGAAAATAACTCTATAAACTATGAGCATTTATTCAGAAAAGTATTAGGGAATGTAGATCCATTTCTTACTTATATATTAGGAGAATATTCTAAAAATGGTATTAAGATATCTCCTAGGATGGCTTTAACATCTGCAGAATTGTTAATGGCTTGTGGCCCTGATTGTTTAAAATTCATACCAGAATTCTCAAAGAAACCTGAGTTATTAAAATCTGCAACTACTAAATTTAAATCAATTGAAGAAGTTTATGAAATAAATGAAAAGTTTAAAGCGTTAAAGTCTTCATTTAAAATAGGAAATGATGTTGATTCTATAAAGAAATCAAATCTTCAAATTGCAGAATTAAAGAAAACACTTGTTAAATTAAAATCTATAAAAGCTGATGATAGCATTGTTACTAAAGTTAGTGAATTAATCACAGAAATAGAAGCTTTTATAAAAAATAATGAAAAAGCTTTAAGTTTGTTAATGGGAATTAGTGCCTTAGAAGAAAGTGAAATATCATAAATCAAAAAAGTTTGATATAGAAGAAGATGTAGAGTTTACAGATAGTAAACATTTAAAAGGAGGGGTTATTAAAGAATACTCCTCAAAAGTTTATGATAATAATTATCGTAGTAATTACTATGATAACTACTATAACAACAGTTATGGAAGTAGAAGTACTGGTTATAGTTATGGTAGCAATTATTATAATAAACCTTATAGTTCATATTGGTCATCCTGGTATGACAGTTCATACACAATAAAGGAAGAAAAAGATGAACTTTTTATAAAGAATTCAGAATCATATTTAACACCTTCGTCAGATGAATTAAGAAAAGAAATAGGTTGGGGATGCAGCGCGGATACTATTAAAATGGGAAAAGAACTTTCAAGATTCTTTTTTTACAAAATGATCAATGAAAAGGATTATATAGATGAAAAATATTTAGATGATAGTAAATTAAATGATTCTCAATTAAGCGAGAAAATATCAAAAATAGAAACATACAATAATTTATGGGATGCTGCAATCCCTGGATATACGCCCAAAGAAAAAGCCCTATACGTAATGCAGTCTTTACATAGAAAAACTGGTAAAGTACCTTCTGAAATATCTGATTTAAAAGAACATATAATAGAGAAAATATCTATTAAAGATGAGATATTAGCAGATCCTATTTTGAATGAATTATATGATACATTACACTCAAAAGCAAAATTTAATAAATTTGACATACTTAATAAAGTGTCTTTATTAAAAAATTTAGGTTCTAAATTCAAAATAGAAAAGGAGATAGAAAAAAAGATTGTTCATAATTCCAGTATTAGAGATATCAAATTAATGACAGATATATCTCAAATATGTAATGTAGAATTATATCAGAGATTATTGCCTAATTTTAAACACAAACTGTTAACTAAAAGTTTATTAGTAAATGTACCTGTTCAAAAAACTGAACATAAACAGAAGATTATAATGTTAGTAGACTTTTCTGGTAGTATGTGCAGTACAGATAAACAACAATGGGTTGTTGCTATAATGATGGATAGATTAAGAATGGCAATTAAAGAAGAATGTGAAATATTCTTTACGTATTTTTTACAAGATGTGAGAGAATTCAGTTTTCATCATATATTTGACAGAGAAAGCGCATTAGAATTTTGGAAATCATTTTCTACTAGACCAAATGGAGGAGATACTTCTGTAGGTACAATTATTACTAGTATAAAAGATGAAATTCAAAAAGGAAAACTGTTTAACATAAATGTAGATCTGTCTAAAGAACTACCTGAAGTCTTAATTATAAATGATGGTCAAGATACTGTTAAAACAGAATCTTTCACATATAAAACTAATGCAATAAATCTGATACAGAATAATGAACAAGTTAAAAATTTATGTATACAAAACAAAGGTGTACATGTACACGTTAATATGAATGATAATTTAACAATAAGTGAATAAATATGAATATATCAAACACAAAATTAGTAAGATTGATACTTAGTAATGAAAACACATCAATTATTAAGTTTAGAACTAAAAACAAAAAGACAAGAGTCATAGCTTGTGATATAAATAAAAGTGAACCTATGACACCATTAGGATACTTAGTAGTAAAAGAAAAACTATCAGAAGAATATAAAACTATTGATCCTAAAAATATAACTTCAGCAATTATTAACGGTATAACTTATGTAAAAAATGGTTAAAATAACAATGTTAATTGTAATAGTAGTATTTTGTATACTATTAATTATGGCAGTAAGAGAAGTTCTTGTACAAAGTAGAAAAAAATACAGGAAGACTACTGTTTCTGACTTTGATGAAACAGATATTTATAAGAAAAATTAAACAATTAAATATGAATAGACAAATTTTTAAAATTGGAGCGCTGTTATTTGCGCTTATTATGGTTTTATGGTTAAATCCTACATCGTGGAATGATGCCACTTCTAGAACAGTAGTAACTAGAGCAGATGGATCTCAAATGGTAAGATTTGGACCTGGGTTATTTTACGCTGGTTTCTTTGCTAAAGAAACAGTATGGCCAAATCAGCTAACAATCTCTTACAGAGAAGAGCAAGCTGCTAATTCATTAGAAGATAACATGATGGAGATTGGTAAAATACCTGTAAGATTTGCTTCAGGACCTCAAGCAGATATGATGGGTGTTGTTCAATTTATTCTACCAAATGATGAGGCTAAAATGCTAGAAATACACAATGTACACAAAAGTCCTGTACATTTGGTTAAGAATAGATTAATGCCTTATACTAGAGAGTGTTTACAAAGTTCTTCACAACTACTTACAGTACAGAATCATTATGAAGGTGGAAGAGCTCAATTAGGACAAGATTACCTAGATCAGCTTCAAAATGGGGCATTTTTATTAGATGTAAAAGAAAAATCTGGAAGAGATAGTATTACAAATGAACTAAAGACTTATTATGTATCAAGTCCTAAAAGAGATGCTAATGGTAATATACTAAGAAAACATTCATCTATTAAAGAATATGGTATATTAGTAGGAGATGTTCAAATCACAGATACTGACTATAGTGAGCTTGTAGACTCTATGATTAATAAGAATATTCAGTCAGTTACAATGGCTTCTGTAAGTAAGCAAAACCTTATTACCGCCCAACAGCAAGCTCTTACAGCAAGAGCTGAAGGTGAGAGAAACCTAGTAACTATTGAATATGAAAAGAAAAAAGAGCAAACAGCATTAGTAGTATCTGCACAAACTCAAGTAGAATTAGCAAAACAAGACCTTTTAAAGCAGGAAATTGCCAGACAAGCCTCTATAAAAGAAGCAGATAAGATTAAGACTCTTGCTGACGCAGAAGCTTATGCTAAAGCTAGGATTATGCAAGCAGATGGTGCTTTAGAAAAGAAATTAGCTGCATGGGTTACATCACAGGAATATTGGGCTAATGCCTTTGGTAAATACCAAGGAGCAGTAGTTCCTCAGATATCTACAAATGGTAATTCTGGTAATGCTGCAGTAAATTTTATGGAAATTATGGGGATTAAGGCTGCCAAAGATCTTAATCTTGATTTAAACAACAATAAACGTTAATAAAATGGCAACAAAATTGAAAGCAGTGTCTAAAAAAACAAGACCTGTACAAAAAAAGACTACGAAAGTTACTCCAAGAAGGAAAGTTGTAGCAAAGAAAACAACAGTTCCAGAATCCCCTTCTGATAGAATAGAAGATCTTGAGAACTTGGTGAATGCTACTATGGATAATATCAGACTTCAGAGAATGGAAAATGAAGTTTATGCATTAAATATCACAAGGAAGATTGAAGAAAATATGGCAAAGAAGGAAGCTTCTTTGAATTCTGCCAAAGAAACCATGTTAACTTTAAAGAATGCGTATAAAAAAGCTAAAGAAGAATGTTTCAAAATGGAAGAAGACTTGGCTAAATTAAATGATATGATTACATCGCTTGCCTGCAATGTTTAAAATTTTTCATTGATAATAATTTTATTGGAGGGATTGTGCACTAGAAGTAGTGCACAATTCTTTTTTATTCTATAAATTCTGATTTAACATCAAAATTAGGACAAGTTTTAGATACATTGGGCATATCTCTATGTCCTACAACTAGTATATCTGGGAATATAGTCTTAATATGTTTAACTAGAATTTTAATAGTGTTTATTTGAGCTTCAGTTCTAGTGTCTTTAGAATAACCACCTATATAAGCAATATTTATAGTTACTGAATTATAGTTTTTAACACCATAGACAACCTCATTCCATTCTAGTAATGGAGAATTGTCTATTGGAGCAAGGTAATATACCTCACCTTTCATATTTACAGCGTAATTATAACCTGGTTTTGTATATCTACCCCATCTCTGTATAAATACATTCATTAACTCAGCTTGAGTTTGATCTTTTTTGGAACCTGTAGTGTGTATTACTAAATATCTAGGTTTTTTAGGTCTAAATGTATTTTTATCTAGTAAGTCTGCATTGTCTAAAGTATCTAAGCATTGATCATGCATTTCTACACTACCTTCACCATAATAAATCATAAAATTCTTACCTTTAACACCTAAAAATGTCAATATAAAAGTAACTATTACAGAAGTTATCACTCCTATAATAAACTTTTTATCAACAAATTCTTTAAGTTCTTCTATCATTTTATGATTATATTTTGTCTTAATTCAGGGTGTTCATGTATGGTGAACCTTATTTTTGATAACTGACCATCGGTAAGACATCCTCTACAATGGAGATAAGCCCAAGACATCAGATTACAACTTAGCATGGTCTTATCTATATCTGGTATACTATCTGCATCTGCGCCTATATATTTGCAATCCCCAGAAATTTTTTCATGAAGATTGTTAGCAGATCTTGTATCACATACTCTATCTCCAGAATATATGGTATAACCATCAGTATCATCTGGCGTATCATAATGATATAATCCTAGACAATGACCTAATTCATGAAGTAAAGTACTCTTAAGAATATATTGTTCTCTAATAGCAAAAAATGTAGATCCTACACCTGCTGCTATACCAAGAACACCTTTTAAATCATCAGGAAAATTCTCTTGAGTATTACCATATATGTAACAAGTTACAATATAAGGTCTATAATAAATTTTACCATACTTCACAAAAGAAGGCATATCTCCCTTAATCAAGGGAGAAACAATTTCTACAGTATCATCTAGTCTAAAAGTTACATCAGCATCAATATATGTTTTATTGATATATTGAACTACTTTTTCAAAATCAATATTATTGATTTCACCTACTGTATCTGAAAATTTAACAAATCTGATAGGTAATTCAATTCTATCAGTATTACTAAAGTATATTTCAGATAAATGATAAGCATTTCCACAATCTTTTTTATCAAAGTTAGGTGGAATATGACGCTTTGTAGGACAAGATAATAATAGAAGAATAGGAAAAATCTTTAAAAAGATTACCTTCATATCCTCTAAATTTAAACCCCTTTAGTGAATGTTGCTATATTACAACCAGATCCATTTCCGCAGTTAAACATGATTATCTATTTAAAGTGTCAAGTAATTGGTTATCTTTAGGTAAAGTATCTACTGAAGAAGCTTCTACTTTCTCAGAAGTAAAGTAATCTTTAACTGTTCCTCCAAAGAAATATATTAAGATTGCTGCTAGCACAGCTCCAATAAGAGATTTGTTTTTAGTAATAAAGTCTTTCATAGTTTATATTTGGGTTTACAATTTACAGTAACATATGCAACAATAGTATCAGCTTTTATAGTATTTTGAATGATTAAAGTATGAGTACCCTCACCAGTAACTTCAAATTTTACTATACCTATATTAGATTTATTTTGGGGTAAAAAACTCCCAAAAATAAAAATAATAAAAAGAAATAATACTAAATATTTCATATATTTGTATTTAAATTAACTGCAAATTTAATGATAAACATCATTATAAAACGTAATTATCATGAGTTTACATAAATAATTATTCACAGTATATAGCTAAAAATGAAAAAATATTATAAAAAACCTGATATTAAAGATATAGTGCCTGGAAAAATAGTTCCAGTGTATATAAATTTCAGAGAAGAAAAAGATTTAGCAGGTTTTGCTATGATAAACTACAGAACAAAGTCTCTACAAGAGGAGTTACCTTATGTTAGAGCAGAAATAGGTGGTAAAAATGGTAAATATCAATCCCAATCTGTATTGTGGATTCATAAAAGATTTAATATTACATTTGTTGACCCTTTTGATTATGATCCAAATATGCCTTTTGAAATGAGAATGAAGTATATTCATCAAAAGGGATTTACTACAAATTGGAACATAGCATTCTTTTTAAAAACATCAAGTAACATATATATTAATAAAAAAAACAATATTGTCTAATATGGAAAAAGCTCTCGTAAGTGGCATCATCTACACTGTAAGAAATGATGATAATAGTAATCAAGTACTATTTTTTGATGAGAATGAATATGTAAGAATTCTCTACAAAAAAGAGGGGGAAGAACCTAGTGAGGTATTAGAGTTCTTTACTCATCCAGATGTTGAATTAGATTTTAAATATGATGAAGAAGACATTCTTTTCTCTAAAAAAAGAGAAGAATCCATTATTCAAATGATGAAATCTGAAGACAACAACACCAAATTATTGGCAACAAAATTGATTCAAGTAAAAGAACATAATTAAGATGAAAATATACGATATTGAAACCTATATAGATAGTACTGTAATAGTATTTAAAGAAGTAGGGGGAAAATTATATGATGTATTTGTGGATTCACATTTAGATTATACTAATTTAAAAATCCCTAAATGTACCATACATCCTTTAAAGGAGGTAGGTAAATATGTAGAAAAAGACCCAAAATTAATAGGTTTTAATAATCAATATTTTGACAATCCTATTTTAGAAAAGATTATTAGAGGTATGAATAGCTCTGAGGATATTTACAAGTATTCTCAGAGCATTATTAAATCTAAAAACAGATTTTATCTGGATTTTAGAGATCATCATTTACACTTCAAATATCTGGATTTATTAAAAATAAATCACTATGATAATCCTGCTAGAGCAACAAGTTTAAAAAAGTTAGAATTTAATTACAGAAAAAAGAGAATAGCAGATTTACCATTTGGACATGAAACTAAATTAACTAAACTAATTCAATTAGAAGATTTAATCAGATATTGCTGTTATGACGTAGATGTCACAGAAGACTGTTTTTTAAATACTAAAGAAGCCATATCTTTAAGGGAGACTTTATGTTCTATATATCCTGGAACCAATTTCATGAACTTTTCCAATAGTAAAATTGGAGAAGAACTCAACTTAAGAGATTATTGTAATAGTACAGGAAGAACTCCTTCTGAAGTAAAAGAAAGTAAAAAAATAGATACTAATATTAAAATAGCGTTTAAAGACTGTATTCCAGAATTAGTAGAGTTTAAGACTGAACAATTACAAAATTTTCTTATAAGTTTGAAATCTAAAGTAGTACGTTCTACTAAAGAATTTAAAGAAAAAATAGAATTTTATGGAACTATTTATACTTTTGGGCAGGGAGGTCTTCATTCAGAAGATCCTCCTAGAATATTTAGAAGTTCTGATAAAATGATATTGAAAGACGCAGATATATCTGGTCAGTATCCAACAGAAATAATTAAAAGAGGTCTATACCCTAAACATTTATCTGTAGAATGGTCAAAAAATGCTGAAAAGAAATATTTAGAAAGGATTCATGTACATAAACCTAATAGTAAAACTGATCCTAAAGCTAAAGCTCAGTCTGATGCAATAAAAGAACAACTTAATGCAGGCTTATATGGCAAAACTAATTCTGAGTACTCTTGGCAATATGATCCTGTAGTTACAATGAAAACCACTCTAGGATGTCAAACTACAATGATGATGTTAATAGAAGATCTTGAACTAAGTGGTATACGTGTGCTATCTGTTAATACAGATGGTATAGTATGTTATTTTGAAAGATCTAAATTAGATACTTATTATGACATTTTAGAAAAATGGAAAGAAAAAGTTGGTAACAGTACTTTAGGAGATTTTGAATTTACAGATTATGAGTTATTAGCGCAACTATCAGTAAATGATTATATAGCAAAATCTACTAAGGGAGATATTAAAAGGAAAGGTAGCTTTTTAACATATGAAGATATTAAATCTGGGATGTGGCATAAAGATGCTTCTGGAATGATAATACCTACATCATTAGAAAAGTATTTTATAAATGGAATTCCTGTAGAAGAAACTATTAATAATTGCAATGACATTTTTGAGTTTTGTTATGGTTCTAAAAAACAAAAAGCAGCTAAAAAAGGTAATTTCAAATGGTTGATTTCAGAAACTCAAGATTCTGGTATAATTACTAGTTATTTAAGTGAAGATAGATTTATTAGATATTATATGGGAGGTAAAAGTACTATAAATAAATTATATGAAGATTGGGAAATTAAAAACCTTCCTACTAAAGGTAATCCTGTTACTGTAGCTCAATATTTAAAAAGATCAGAAATAGTAAGACCAGGAGAAGTTATTAGTCCTTATAAGGATTTGAATAAAACATTTTATATACAAGAAGCTTTAGAAATCATAAATCAAATAGAAAAATGAAAAATATTCCAAAACAAGTGCTTACAATTGAAAACTTAATGTATGACATATCAAACTTTAAAGAGGATATAGATTGTATGAAAAAATCAATTACAGAGATTAAACATGATATAAAATATAGATTAGAACAACTTAAAGAAGAGCAAAAGAGGATTCTAATTCGTAAATCAAAATGTAAAGAAAACTTAAAAAAATTAAAAGATATTTCAAAACAATTTGATTTTTTTAAACATTTCCATAATTATGATATACAAGATCATTATTTATGTAAAATAGACAATAAATATTTTATAGGTAAAGTAATTCGTGATAATTTTTTAAATGTAAAGTTAATAGAATTTGAATATTCTGGTACAAAATTTCGTATTTTTAACAACACAAAATTAGATGAAATCATTTTTAAATTCTTAACAGCTAATGATCATTACAGTACTAACTTTATATTTTTAGGTATGGAATTTGTAATAAAATTTAGAACAAATTCGTATTATGCAAAATGTGTTACTGAAGAGCTTTATCTAGGAGATGGTGTTCAATATCTACATCATTCTGTTATAAAATACGTAAATTTGAAAGATTTGGATATTGTATCAATTGATAATTTTGTAGAATTAGGAAACAGTAAAGATCCAGAATCTGTAGCTTTATTTAAAGAATTGTGTAAAAATTACATGAAAGAAAATGGAACTAGAAAGAATAGCAAAAATTGAAGCATTAATAAATGTTAAACATAATTTAGAATATAAAAAAACAAGTTATTCAAGAAATATTCTATATTATAATGATAAAATTAAATCACTAGAAATAGATTTAGAACGAACAGAGAATGAACTATCCTCAATAGAAGATGATCTTGTAAAACAAGATTTATTGATTTCAAAATGGACAAATTTAAAAAATCATAGTAAAAACTTTGTAAAATTTAATCTGGGAGATGAATATTTAATCAAATATCATCGTAGATATACTTTTACAAAAGTTGTCAAAGATGATGTACTAAATGTTAACACAATAAGGATTAGTAAAAGATTACTATTTGCAAATGAAAAATTAGATAATGAAATATATAAAAATTTAATAAGTAAACCATATTCAAAAGGAGTTAAACTTTTTGGTATATCATATAGACTTGATGTAAAAAAAAATGAATTAGTTATTCAAGAGGCAGATCGTTATTCTAAATATGTTCATCATTCTTATGTAAAATATATAAACTTAAAAGACCTAGATATTCCATCTATAGAAAACTTTAAGCAATTAGCAAAATCAAAAGATCCAGAAACAAAAGCCTTGTTTAGAGCATTATGTGAAAGTTATTTATCATGATAATTATTTTTATATTTGTAAAATCCATAGATATACCAAAAATATATTGTATATTTGATAACCCTAGTGGTGAAACAACGACTATAACAGTTTATCAAGAATATTCCACAAAAGATCTCTTCACTTTGAGTAAAATGACAGATTTTGAAAACAATATTGTTTGCACTTCTGTTGTTAAAGGAGCATTTGATAAAATTAAGTTAGATATAGAAATTGGTGATAATATAAAATTAATGAATATATATCAAATGCTATCATCCAATGATAAAAATGCTTCAGAATTAGGAATAATTACTTTAATAGAAGAACTTTTAAATTACCAGTTATGCAAAGAGAAGAAGAACAACAGCCAATTATTGATGAAATAATCAAACAAGATTATCATGGAATAATATATTTGCCCACAGGAACTGGTAAAACTAGAATTTTAATTGAAGCTTTAAAACAATCTTCATTTAAATCTATTTTATGGGTTTGTGCCACAGAACAAGCTAGAGATGTTACACTAGAAAAAGAGTTTAAAATTTGGAAAGCTACAAAGTTGTTTAAGAAAGTTACTGCAATATGTTGGCAATCATTAGGTAAACATAAAGGTAAATATGATATTGTAATACTTGATGAAATACAAAGGATCACACCAAGAAATTCATTATATTTCATAAACAATAATTGTAAAATTATTGGTGCAACAGGTTCAGAACCTAGAGAGCAAATAAAGCAAGACATTTTTAAACAATTAAATTTAGATGTAATCTGGAGATTACACATAGACAATGCTATAGAAAAATCTTTAATAGCAGAATATTTCATTGATATTGTATATGTTGACATTGATCCAATAACTAAGTATGAAGTAAAAGGTAATAAGGGATCTTTTTATAAAACGGAAAAAGAAAGTTATAATTGGTATAGTTACAAAATAGAACAATTAAAAGATAAGGGTAATTATACAGATGCAAAAAAGCTACAACTATCAAGGGCAAGATTCATTTATAATTCAAAAACAAAACTCAGGGCATCGCAATTATTAATGAAAAAATTCTCAGATAATAGAGTTATTTCATTTTCTAAATCTACTGATATAGCAAACATTCTTTCAAAGAATCCTTATCATTCTAAATTAAAAAAAGAAGATCGCAAACTCAATTATGATAAGTTCAATTCTAAAAAAGAAAATCATATATCAACAGTAGAAGCAGCTAATACTAGTCTAAATTTTACAGAAATAGAAATAGCATTTATACAACAGTTAGATTCTAATCCTGGAAACTTTTTACAAAGGATTGGTAGAGCTCTTAGATTTAGAGAAAACTATACTGCAAAAATTGTACTCTTATGTTTAAGAGGTACTCAAGATGAAGTATGGGTCAATAGCTGTATTGAATCTCTGAACTCAGAAAAAATTAATATGTATAATTTTAAAGATTACATTCATGACAAAAGAATTAATACAGTTAATTAAACTTATCCAGACACAAGTAGTTAGTATACTACTTGTGAATGGATATGTGGAATTGATAGACAAGCAAGGGAAGTATTTATTTAATAACATAAGAATAACTACATCTGGTAAAACAACTATTAAAGAGACTAATCTTGTTACAGATTCAGAAGTTCAAACTTACATGAACTTATGGCCAAAAGGTTATAGATCTAATTTAAAAGCTGTAAAGGCTAAGATGGAGAGATTCATGTTAAATAATAAATGTACTTTAAAACAGATTATGCTAGCAGCAGAAACTTATATAAGAGATAAAGGTACTCCATATCATGGGAAAGCTGACTATTTCTTTTATAAGGAAGAAAATGGTGTAGAAACTTCTAGATGTGAAGAATATTTAGAAGATGAAAATTTTGAAGAAGAAATAGACTATAGAAGACAGGTGACATAATGGGATTTGTAGAAAATTTAGATAAAGGTATAGAAAAGGGTCTAAAAGGACTCAATAAGGGGATACCAGGTGGATTACCAAGATTTGATAAGAAAATCTTTAATATCCAACCTGGAAAACAAGTTTCAATAGTAGGCGCACCAAAATCTGGGAAAACATACTTCATGTTATGGAGATATGTATTTAGACCTTGGATAGCAGGTGAGAGAAATATCAAATGGATTTTATATTCATTAGAAGTAGATTCTCAACAAGTGGCGGCAAGATTAGCGGGTATGTTTATATATCATTATTATAAACGTAAAATTGATCCTAATAAACTATTAGGATTTGGGGAAGATCAGTTATCAGACGTAGAACAGGAAATTTATAAAAAAGTCAGAGAAGAACATTTAGTACCTCTTCAAAAGCAATTGAAAATAATTGAAGATAAGAATGACAGTAATCCTACTGCTATATATAAAGCAGCATTAACATATGCATCAAAACATGGAACTTTTGAAGAAGAAGAATATTCTACTACTGATGAAAAAAATCAACCAATTAAAAAAAAGAGAAGAGTAGGTTATACACCTAATGACCCAGATGAAAAAATCTTTATAATGATAGATACTCTGGGCTTAATGAAGAGAGAAAGAAATTTCTCTAAAAAAGAAAACATGGATAAATGGTTAGATGAATATGCAATAGAGTTAAGAAATCTATTGAGATACACTATAATCAATTGCCATCATTTAAATAGAAACTTAAGTGCACCAGAAAGAAAGAAATTATCAGGAGAAGATTTACAACCAGAGCTGGAAGATATCAAAGATACTTCAGCAATAGGTGAATCTTCAGACATGGTAATTGGTATTTTTAATCCTAACGTGCACGCAGAAATAAAGGTTCATCAAGGCTATCATGTTCCAAAATTTAATGGATATTATAGAAGTATTCACGTAATGGCTTCTAGGTATACTCCATCACCAATAAATTCAGCTTTATTATTTGATTTTGAAACTGGTGCATGGCAAGAACTACCTCCGCCAACAGATACTACTGCTTTGGAACCATTTTATAAAATGTTAAATAGTTAAAAATGACAAAAATAAGATCAGTTTGCATAGATACTTTGACTGCTTTACAGATAGCAGAATATATGAGAGAAAGTAAAAAACCTAACCACGACAAATGGATGGATTATGGAAAGTCTATATATAATTTTATAGATGATCTTCAAGCTTTAGGTTTTGAATCAATTTTAATACTTGGAGAACCTGGTACAGGTAAAAGTTCTGGAATGAGGACTTTACTACCAAATACTAATATTTGGTATAATGCAGATAATAAAAATCCTGTATGGGCAGGAGGAACTGCAGAATATGGTAAGAAGACAAATCCTAGAAATAATTACCATATTATCCCTAAAAGTTATGAAGAAATTATATCTCATATCTCTGGAGGAATAAAAGCAGGTGTTTTTGAAGAAGAAAGATTTGCATTTCTTACAGGCCATGTAGAAACATTTAGGTCTGGTACTGAAAACAAAGAAAGACTGAAATTACTAGGTAATGTGGCTACTAAAATGCAGTTAGAAGGACGCTTAGAGACAGTAATGTACTCAAAAGTAGAAAAAGAGGATGGTAAAATTAAGTATTTACTAGAGAGCCAAAATAATGGTTATAATACAGCAAGAAGCCCTATGAATGTATTTGAACCAACAATAGAGAATGATTATCAACATATAATAGATAAGCTGTTAGCAGGTTTTTAACAAAAGATTAACAAATAATAATTAGAGATAGTTAATTTTTATTTGTATATTTGTATTATTGTTTAACAACTAAATTAAGTAAAGATGAGTATGTACGGTTTATCAAATGTTGAGTCTAATAGAACTCCATTTCCTCTCTCAAACGGTGTAACTAACGTAGAATTAAAATCTTGTTCATATGTGGATGGTGGAAGCTGGGAAGCTATAGATTTTGTTTATGGGAGGACTACTGATGAAGGAGAGAGTATTTTAAAGGACAGGATGTTTGCCATAAATGAGGCAAATATTTCTCCAAGTTCATTTGTAGAAAATGACACTAAGGAAGCTGCTATAGATAGGGAAGCTAAAAGGTTAAATACCAGGCTTAAGCACATTGCTACAAAGTTCAGTATTAGCCCTAACACCTTATTATCTATTACTGGTAAAAATTTTAGAGAATATGCGGAAGCATACTGTAAAATTGTAAACGCACATTGTAAAGGAGTAAAACTTTACTGTAAAACAGTAAAAGATGCTTCTGGATATGTGAAAGTAGCTAAATACCCTAATTTTTTACAAAGGATGGATTCTGGAGAGTGTGAATTAAAATACACAGAGAGGGAGTTAGCAGCTAATGTATCTAATAGCCCTACAAATGGTGCTGTTAGAGAAACTAGGAGTGTAGATTCTGCAGATTCGTGGACTAAATAAGTAAGATAATTTAGTTTGTTTTATTTGAGAGAGAGGTAGGAAACTACCTCTCTCTTTTTTTACCTAAAATTGAATAAAATGATACAAAAAACGGAACAAGTATACAAAACTCTAATTGTAAAATTAGGAGATAGTTTAAAACTGATAAGATGCGATGATTTCTTACAAAAAGAAAAGGAATATAAGGATATACCATTTCCTCCAGAAATAACTGATGAAGTTCATTTAAATTGGTTAGAAAATAACTCCCCAATATTAAATATCAGAAGAAGTTTCTATGATATGATAGATTCTGAAGATGAGGATACTCAAAATGTAGCAAAAGATTGTATTCACGGTATGCTTAAACAACATTTAACAGATTATGTATTCAATATCTAATTCACAAATTACTGATCTAAAAGATCTAAATACTTTCATATCTGATGAAGAAATATTATTAAAATATTTTGGAGAATATGAACTTGACAAACATTATCTATGCCCATTTGTGGAAGAAACTGTACCATCCTTTATTATATCTTATTATAATAACAGGTTAGTATGGAGAAGATTTGGTTTATATGATAGACCTATGAGCGCAATAGATTTTGTCATGGTAAAGTTCAATTTAAGTTTTAAAGACGCTATAAATAAATGTTTTAAAGAAATTAATGTAGATAATACTGAAATTTTAAAGACTATTACTATACCTGTAGAAACTTCTAAGACATGTGGTATAAATTATGTAGAAGATTGGTATCCTTGGGAACTAGATTATTGGAAAGATTATCATTTTGATAAAAAAATATTAAAAAAATACGAAATATATCCTTGTACAGGATATTGGATAAATCAATTTAGGTGGCATTATTCTAAAAAGAATGATCCTTTATTTGTATATATGCATGGATTAAATTCCTGGACAGGTTATAGACCCTTAGCCAAAAATAAGTTAGATAAATTTAGGAAACATAATATTAAAAATCACATTATGGGAATGGAAAATCTTCCTAACGAGGGAGATTTGCTTTTCATTACAAAATCTTATAAAGATTTGATAACTTTAAATTTAATAGGTTTAAATGCTATTGCAGTACATACTGAAAGAGTTTACATAGATCATAATATTATTACCAACTTAAAAAAACGCTTTAAACACATATATGTGGTATTTGATAATGATAAGACAGGTATTGATGCAAGTATGTTTTTTACTAAGGAATATGGGTTAAATTATTATAACATTCCTTCAAATTGTATAGGATGTAAAGACCCTGCTGATCTAAGTAAAATCCAAGGATTAGATGCATTAGAGAAATCTATTAAAGAAAAATTAAAAAGAGATAATATATTATGAAAATATTAAAAAATTCAGATATAAAGAAATTAGAAATTAAAGATGCTTTATTAACTGATGTGTATTTTATTAGAGGACAATCTAGAACTAGATTCTTAGGTATATTAGGTCAAGTTAATAGATCATATTCGTTAAAGGGTATAGGATATATGCATCTGAATAATACTTATGAATTTTATGATAATATAGATATAGTAAATCACATGAAATTACGTTGTTTTTTAAATTTATCAAAAGTACAACGAGAAGGTGTTTTACCCTATAAAGATATTCAAGAACTTATATCAATGTATACTTCACCAGATCAAGGTATAAGAGATGTATTGGAAGAATGCTTAATTCAAATTTTCAGAGAAAAATATAAAGGTAGATATGATTTCATATACTAGTTTATTACAAAAATGGTATCCGTATTTTGTAAAATGGAAAATGTTAGGAATATTAGATGATGTAATAGATAGATTAAATATCTTATATAAAGATTGTACAGTATATCCTGAAAAACAAAAAGTGTTTAGAATATTTCAAGAAATTCCTCCTGAAAATGTTAAAGTAGTATTTTTAGGTCAAGATCCTTATCCAGGATACTACAAAGGATCTCCTTCAGCATGTGGGAGAGCTTTTGCTACTGAAAATGGATATTTAAATCCCAGCTTAAAAAATATGTTTAAAGAACTTGCTGATGATGTAGGTGTTAATTTAAATATTCCAATGGATTATTCATTACAAACTTGGGTAGATAGTGGAGTATTTCTTTTAAATACAGCCTTAACTGTAGAAATGGGTATGCCAGGAGCACATTTAAAACTTTGGGAAAACTTTTCAAAAGAATTTATAACGAATTTTTCAAAAGATTTTAATGTAGTTTGGGTATTATTAGGAGGGAAAGCTCAACAATGGGATAAGTATATTTTAAACGGAGAAGTTATTACCGCTGCTCATCCTTCACCTTTAGCTGGAGGTAAATTCTTTGGGTCTAAAATATTTTCAAAAATAAACAATTTTAAAGAAATAAAATGGCAATAATAAAATACGAGATAGATATATATGAAGATCTATTGGTAACTGCAAAAAAGTTAATGTGGAAACAGCCTTTAATGGGATTTTTCCTAGCAACATTACATAAGAAAGTTATATACAAAGGGGATCCAGAAGAAAAGGATATAAAAACTGCTGCAGTAGGAAAATCTAAAGGAGACTTAAATTATAGTCTATATGTTAATGCAGAATTCTGGAAAGATTTAACAGACTTACAAAAACAAGATGTTTTATTACATGAGTTAAATCACATATGTTATTTTCATCCAACAATGTCTAAGTCTTTTTCTCAAAAAGAACTCTTTAATATAGCAGCTGATATAGAAATCAATCAACATCTGCCAAATCTTCCAGATAATGATATGCCTTTAGACAAGTATGTGGAATGGATAGAAGCTCACAAAAAAGAAATCCAAGAAGGTAAAATTGTAGCTCCTGCAAGATTTTGCAGATTAGAAGATTATGGTTTCAAAAAAGAAGCCGATGACTTCAAAGGTACTAGATATTACTATGATAGACTAATGGCCATAATAAATGATCAGAAAAATCAATCTCCAATGGCTAAAAGTTTAAGGCAAATGGTAGCTTCTATGGGTGAAGAAAATAGTCCATACCCTTGCTCTCATAATACATGGAAGAATTTTGAAGAAGATAGTGATATAGAAAGTGAATTAATAGACGAAAATGTTAAAAGTCTTCTTAAAAGAATCATGTTAGAAAATGAACATCAAAGATCTCAACTTATTGGTAGTTTACCAGGATATTTGAGAAATTTGATAGAAGATCTTCTTAAAGAAAGACCACCTATATTTAACTGGAAATTATATGTAAGAAGATTTGTTGCAAAATCTATAGATTCTTATGTAAGAACTACAAGAAGTAAACCTAATAAAAGATTAGATGAAGAAATGCCCACTATTAAAATTATTGAAAAATATTGTTTATTAATGGGTGTAGATACATCAGGTAGCATGAGTAATGAAGATATAGCTCAGTGTTTTACTGAAATACATCATGTATATAAAACAGGTAATACTGTATTGGTGGCAGAATGTGATGCTGCATTAGATAAAAACAATGATGTATACAAATACACTGGTAAGTATCCTACAAAAAGATTAGGTTTAAGTGGAGGAGGAGGTACAAACATGGACCCTGTATTAGCATACGCTAATGAAAATGTTAATTCACTAACATGTTTAATACACATAACTGATGGTTATATACCAATTCCAAAAGTTAAATGTAAAGTTCCTACTTTAATAATAATTACACCAGATGGTGCAAATCCTGAAGATTTGATTAAAGGAGGTTTGAAATATCCTGTAATTAAAATGAATAGAGATTGTTAATGAAACTAGATCATTACGAAAGAGGTGATATTATTTTATTTTATGACGATGAATGTAACTCATTAATATATTATTATGACAAGGTAACAAAAGATAAATCTAATGAATTATTATTGCATTTAATAGATTTTAAAGACAAGAGTTCAGTTTCATTTAAGAAATGTTACAAATATGATGATTTATTCATAAATAGTTTAAATCTTACATATTTAATTAATAATAATTATATACAAGAAAATATAATAAGTTTAGTATCATCACCAGATAAAGAGATGCAAAGATTAGGAGTAGAAATATTAAAAAATTCAATAAACAAATATAATATTTAAAATTTATGGCAAGTAAAGTTAAACAAGAAAAAGTATTTTTGAAACCTTCAGAGGTTAAGTTAAAAGTATTAGAATTTATAGAATCTAATACTCAATTAGAAAAAAGAGGATTATTAAAAAATGCTTTATCTTTTGTAGGAGAACCTGGTATTGCTAAAACATCATCTGTTTTGCAAGTATGCCAAGAGAATAACATAGGAATAGAAAAAGTCAATATGGCGAATATTGATGACCTTGGAGAAATCACAGGATATCCTATGAAAGAATATGAAATGAAAAAGAATAGTGATATCCAATGGGCTAATGATAAAAATCATGAAAGCTTTTTGAGACTTGGTTATCTTGATACAGGTTCTACAAGAACAGGATATGCAGAACCTAAATGGGTTAATAGTCTTAGGAATTATGAAAAAAGTGTATTATTACTTGATGATTCTTTGAGAAGTCAACCTAGGTTTATCAATGCCTTAATGGATCTTATTCAGAGAGGTGAGTATTATGGTTGGAAATTACCAAAAGGATGCACTGTCATTATGACAAATAATCCTTCTGATGGAGATTTTCAGGTAGCTCAAGAAGATAGTGCTCATATTAGTAGATATTTCACTTTCCATGTAAAATATTGTGAAAAATCTTGGGCAGAACAAGCTCAAAAAGAAAATCTTCATGGAGCGTTTATAAACTTTATATTGAAACACCACTCAGAGTTATTTGCTTTACAAGATGAAAAGAACCCTTCTTTAGGGATGATGTCCATGCCTAGACAATGGAGTATGTTATTTTCATCTATAAATCATTTACCTGAATTTACTTCTCCGAAAAGTCAACAGATTATTTTACAAAATGGGAAGGCAATTTTACCTTCAAATTTAGTACAAATTTTCACAACTTTTTTACATGCTAAAGAATGGGATATTGTTGAACCAGATGAAATCTTCAATAATAAAATTAAAGACGAAGAAGTAGTGTCAATGTTAAAAAAGAGTGTGGGAGAACCAAAAGCTGGTACATTCAGAAATGATGTAGCATCTATTTTGTCAATGCGTATTACTAACTATTTAGTACATCTTGCTAGTACAAATCCTATTGACTCTTTCTTGACAGGAAGGTTAAAACTGATAATGGAAAACAAAATCTTAGGGTCAGATTTGGATTTCAAATTGATCAAAGATATGTATTCTAGAAATCGTGATAAGTTTAAAGGTTTATTATCTGAAAAGTTTTTCAGAGATCAAATAATTCAAGGATAATATGGTACAGGAATTAGACGTTAAAGTTTATAATGGTTATGGTATTTCAAATGATGTAGAAAGTGTAAAGTTAATCAGAAAATCTGAATTAAAAACAAAACTGGATAGTTTGCAAATAGTTAAAACTATTAAAGATAAAAGTAACGTATTTTTTCTAGATAATGTTGTATTCCCTAGGCAAACGCTTAGGGAATATGGCAAATCTAGAGGTATAAATATAGTTAGAAAAGTAGAAACAGCAGATTATCTTGTTATTAAAAATAATGATATAAATAACTACATTAAATCATATAGACAATATGGTTTATTTAAAAATATACATACGGGTGAATTACTTTTAAATCTTTCTTGGGATCAACAGGCTACTCATAGAATATTCAATGATTATAGTATGATAGCTAATGATTATTGTAATATAATTGATTCATTAGTTGATGATATCAATAATTTATTTACAATAAATAAACCTATTATTGATCAAGAAAGTTTAAATAATCAATGTTTAAATAGTACAATAATTGATTACAAAAATTATCTCAATTATGTTTCAATGCTAAATAGCACTGATCAGATTGTAAAGGATATGGCTATAAGACTGATATCAATGTGTAACAGGGATGCCTCAGAATTTTATATAGCGTGCTTATATAATAAATTTAAACAAGATTTTTTTAATAGTAAAGAATGGAATTCTGTAAATTTGAGATCTTTTAGAATATATGTAGAAAGTAAAAGTTGGGGCCGTACTAGAATGGATAATGAACTAAGTGTATTAAGATTTTTTATTGATGGAAACTATAAATTTAAAATAGATTCTGTATTTTTTCATAAAATGGTAGAAGAAGATTTTAATAAGATTTCAAACGGCATTTTAAGAATCTTAGATAAAGTAGCTGAAACTGAAATGGTATTAAAATATAATATTAAACCAAGCATTAAAATAATAGAATTTGAAAATGAAGAACCAAGTGGAACAATCAAAAGAATCAGTGAAAAAAATTCCCAGATCGGGAAAGAAGAATAGGACTAAAGGACATGGTTATGAAATTAAAATATCTAACATGTTAAAAGATCTAGGTTTAGTTAAAACCAAAACATCAAGGGCTGCATCAAAATTGTATGATGATTGCGGTATTGATCATTGGGGTGCAATACTTCCTACTGGTGATTTAATATTAACACAGTGTAAATCTGGATATAAAAATTCTAGACCAAAAGCAGATGTAGAGTTTAAAAACCAAATAGAGAAAATGAAAACTCATTTTCCCAAAGGTAGTAAGGAATTAGATTCTAATAATATGCAAATATTATTTCATAAAATAGATGATTATAGACCTGAAAATCATTTAGTAACTATGAAATATGATGATTTTGTTAAACTGTTAAAAACTTTCATAGATGCACATAATTAAAAGACTGTATAAATACTGGAATTTGAGATCAGGTGTTATTGTAATGGTAACTCCAGAAGAAGAGTTATATTTTATTGAAATTAAAGGGGTATTTTTATTTAAACTAATTTCTTTAATATTTCTAAAAGGCGATTATTCAGATTACAAATTTGCATATACAGATAATTGGGCCCGTATAAATAGATTTTGTGAATATAAGAATTCAGAGGATCCAGATGTACAAGAAATGTTTAAAAACTGCATAAAACATGAACTAGATGATTAGAAAAATATGGAAAAAATTTAATGTAAGTACAGTTATGATTTTACCCTTATTTTGGAATGCTACTGAACATATAATAGCAAAAAAATCTAAAGTTAGATTCCCATTTGTACAGTTGTGCATAGAGTATGGATTAATAAATACATATCTATATAAAAATGGTAAGTATGATAATAAATTATACTTAGAATTTGACAAAGAAGAGTTTACCAAGGATAAAAAATTAACTACAAGCCCATATACATCTATATTAGAATTGCTTATTAATTATAATATGTATGCTGGACTAGAGATGACTAATGATACAGTGCTGATAGCTTTACATATTCCTGTAGAATTTAGAGAAGATATTAAAATTATCGAAGATTCTAAATACTCTAAATTATCAGATGAATATAAATCAGAGCTTCATATAAAACAAAACTCTGTACCATTAACAAAAAATGAATTTGCAATGTATGTTGCAAGCAAGAACTTAGGATATGCTATTTCAATGAAATCTGATAATATCAAGAAAGAAATTGAAAAAGAGCTCAAAATGACTATAACGAGGGATGATGAATATTACGAAAGATTCAATAAAGTTAAAGAAAATTACGTAAATTGAGATGAAAAAAAAGAAAAAAACAAGTAAGAACAATGTGTTACCAATTATATTAAATAAGAAAGGTAATAAAAATGATGCAGGTAAACCTCCTGTAACCCAGTTACTGAGGCAATTCCCTTCTGCTATTAAATATGTATCTAAATGTTCTGAATATGGACATAAAGAATATGGGGAAAAAGAGAATGAAGAGTTATGGGACAATTGGAGATATGTAGAAGAAGCTAAGTTTAGATATAAACAAGCTGCGGGAAGACATTTTCTAGAAGAAAATGGTAAGTTTGATGAAGGAAGTGGTTTATATCATATAGCACATTGCATATGGAATTTATTAGCAGAATTGCAATTTCAATTAGAAGAAGATTTTCAAAAAAATATAAAAAATGAAGGACATAAATTTGATATTAAAGAACGTTAAGTTTGCTTCTTTCAGAAGTAACGCAGATGGTAGTATTAGAATATCATTTGATACACAAGAACTTTCAGTAGAAGATACTAGGAAATTAATCTCCTTATATAAGGAAAAAGAATGTAGTGTAAATGTGGGCAGTGGTGAAATATTTGATACAGGTGTAGAATTTTTGGCAAGCATTGAAAATCTTGCACCTGATCAGTTAAAAGCTTTTTTAAAACATGCTGAAGAAGATTAAGTGAAAAGTTACACAAAAACTTTTTTAGAATATATGGAGAAAATTCATAATATTCTTCCTCATGAACTATTATGTGAAGTATGTCAGCAAAAAGCTGTTGACATACATCACATTTTAGGAAAAGGTAAATATCCAGAATTGACAAATGATGTTAATAATTTAATAGCACTATGTAGAAAATGTCATGATAAATATGGACAGAAAAAGCAATATGTGGAATATTTACAATCTATAATTAAAAAAAGATGAAAACGATAGTTTCAAGGATACGTGTACATAAAACTTATTCGCATATTAATAGCTCTCATAAGTATTTCATTAATATTAATGTTAATGAACCTATTATAGAAGACGAAGGTTTTTTTGATTTATCAATAGTTGAATCAATAGTGCAAAGTTTAATAACTAAATATCATAATATTTAATAAATAATGAAGAAATATTTGATAACTTATAAAAGACGTTATATTAAGTCTTTTGATCTTTATAATTACGAGCTTTATCATGATAAATTATACTCTAGTATTGTAATATTATCTATAGAACGTGAAATTTTAGCACTTGAAAGACAGTTTTATGCGATTAAAAATAATAAATCATAGACATTACTATTATAATCATACATATATGTATGAACTTCGTAGTTGGACAGGAAATAAATTAAATAGTTCATTCTCTATCATATGGATAGAAGAATATATTAAATATCTAAAGGAAAATGAAATTTAAAATATGTAATTTTAAAATAGCAGATATAATTTATGGAAAGTATAGATATAAATTGCATAAGGATCATGAAGTTGGTCATAATTTACGCCAAATTGAAGGTGTAATCATTATACTAACTAACTGTTTTAAATAAAAGTTCAATAATGAAATTAAAAATTACTAATGAAAAAATAGATAAATGTTATTTATATACTGTACATTTACCAAATGGAGAAACGTATAGATATGATATATTATTTTTAATAGGTTGTTGGTTTAAATTTTACGCTGATGAAATACACAATAAAATGGGTTGCTAAAGGGAATTATTATGTATTACTAAAAGGTTCCAGAACAATTTTTGGTGCAGGAAACTTGTTTTATTTAGAACATCTTTTTATACTATTTCATGAGAATCCTTCTTAAAAATCATAGATTAAGTAAATCAATTTATACATATAAAATTGAAAATGTAGATTATAGTAGATTTATTATGTCTATACATTTATGCAATATAGAAAGTCAAATAAAAATTCATGAAAACAAAAATTCTAATAAAAAGAACAATTAATTCTCGTTACTATATAACTAATAGTAAAAATTTTATGACATATGGTTATTATATTAATCTGAAATCAGTAGAACACGTTATAGAAAATTATTTTATATGAAAATAATAATAAAATGTGATCTTACTAGAAGAATTAAAATCTACCAGCGTTTACGTAAATGCTATCATATTAGAAGTTTTTCTTCTTTGCTGCAAATAGAAAAATTTATTAAAAATGAAAATTATCATACATAAAACAATGAAAGGTTGTAAAGAAACTATTAGAATTAATTATATCTATACTGTTAATAGTATAACACTAGGTAATTACATATTTCTTTCAACTTTAGAAAAAAGACTAAAAGAATAAATAGGATAAGAAATATTAAATGAAAATTATAATAAGAAATAAGAAGGATTCTTCTTATACCGTGAGTAAATATAAATACAAATATTATATGTATAATAACGATAAAACTTGGGTTTATTGGCTATATCTTATAGAAGGTTATATTAAACATATGAAAAAATATGAAAAGATTAAAATTAAAAATAATTAAAAGTAGTGAAAACGTATTAAAATGGAATATATTTTATATTATACCTCTTTCACACAAACATTATCTGAGAAAAAAATATCGTGTAAGTGGATATTTCATACAAGATATAGAAAAATATATTAAAAATAGCTTCAATTAAAATAGTATCTATAAAGGGCGGAGATTGTAAATATAGAATAGAAGTATATAATAAAAAAGTTTTAAAATATGCAATTAGATTTACTACATTTGAACGTGTACATTCCTATGTAACTTATTTTTATGAAAATTATACTAAAAAATGATAACAATTAAATTAAACAGACAATTGCAGTCAAAATATGTAGTTATTTGTACATATCCTGATAACACTGTTCAAAATTTTCCAATGAGAGAGTTGCTGCAAGCAGAATGGTTTATAGAAGAAAGATCTAAAATTTATGGACGACTTTTTAGTTGAATTTATGAAAAAGTATATTATAACAAATCATAGAATACATAGTTTAGAGATAATTATATATGACCTATATGTATATATAGATACCACAGTTACTAATTATGAGGGTTGGAGCAGTTTAAAGCATTTAGAAGATATTATAATCTCGTATAAATAAAATGAAACCTAAAAAATACATATTGAAAAATAAACGTACTTCAAATATTGAATTTATACATTTTAATACATATAAACTTAGAATAAAATATCAATATTATGTAGCAAATCTTTTTAACAGTTACATTAGTGGGATACAAGAGGGTATGAGACATTATGACATCAACCATCCTGAAAAAACAATATTATCTGAAATAAATGAAATATATATTTAAAAATCACCGAAACCCTCATTATAAGTATGTGTATTCTATAGTAGGTACAACTTCATTGTATATACATATACATAATATAGAATATATAATTAAATGTTAAACATTATATAAGTGGTCATATCAAGACTTAAAAAAAGAAAATTATAGTATGAAATATAAAATTCAATATTATAAAAGATATAAGCTATATTCTTTATATGTTTTATATAAAGTTGCAGATAACAGAGTAACTGCAAACATGTTCCATACACTGAAAGAAATTGAACGTCATATATGAAATTTAAAATTACAAAATACAAGAATCATCGAAATGATGATAGACACATATTATCTTACAATAATATTGATTACATTGAACTATTTATGTTACATAACATAGAAGATCATATAATTGAAATTTCTAAAAATGAAATATATACTTAAAAATTGTAAAAATGCTGATGGAGATTGGATGTACTTTATAACAAATTCCTATTTAGATAATGATGAATATATGGAATTTTTAAACTATTACTATCTTGAAAATCTTGAGTACTGTCTTTTAAAATATTATTATGAAAATAAAACTAGTTATAAATAATAAACCTTTTCCAGCTCCGCTTTCTTATTTTAATGCATTTTCACTGAAAGTAAAAGGGAAAATTACAGTGTTAAATTGGGAATTCAATATAAAAGATATTGAAAATCAAATACAAAGAGATACTTATGCGATATACTATAAAAAATAGAAAAGAACTTCGTTATCATAATTCTGATACGCATTTTTACATATATCATGTAACAAATTTTTATTTAAATTCATATGAATATATTTCACTCAGTACTTTAGAAAATTTATTTATAAGATGAATTATAAAAAGATATTTATTATAAAAAGACTAACATATCATGATGGGTTTGACACATTAACATTATTGTTTAAATCAGATGGTGCATATAGATATATAAATTGGAAATTTACTATTAATGAAATTGAAAAACTTATATAATATGTTTAAAATAAAAATGATTAATACTAGAGCAGAAGGATTTCGATGCTCTATTCATTATAATCATGAAGAACTCCTTATTCTTGGTAGCGAGTATACTAATAAAGTAACACACGGCACTAGTCTTATCTTTGATATTATAGAATATAGATTAGTTAATAGATATAGAATTAATTAATATAAAATAATTAAAATGTATATCATACGTAAAAATACACTAACTAAATTTGGTTATACACTAATTAAAAAATCAAATAATTTCCATAAAGCATGGTCAGGTATATCTTTAAGATATGCAGAATCTATTATATCACATAATAAATTATGAGAAAATGAAAAATAAAATATTTACTCTAAGAAAACCATTGTTTAATCATCATTTTATAGTTCTTATTTTATACAATCCTACAAGAGTTCTTCAAGGAGATATTGAAACATTAGAAAAACTTATAGTACATTATTATCATGAACGTAATCCATAAAAGTTTATCATCAGATATATATGAATTAAAGTCTACTAGAAATAATATTACAATGCCATACAAAACTATTATACCTACTCTTGAAAAAGTTAAAGTTTATGAAATATATATTAATAATGGGAAAGATTTACTTGAAATAGGGTACGAAATATCCTATGTGGAATATCATTTAAAATTACTTCTTAAATCAAATAAAATATGAAATGCATTTTTAAAAATGTAAAAGGGAAAGGTTACTATAGTTATTTTATTACTAATTTATATACTATTTTATATCCCAGAGACGTACTTGTTGATCCATCTAGTGGAACTTATATGCAGATATCTTCTTTAGAAGAATTAGTAGATTTTCACAAACAGATTTAAAGAATGGTTTAAAGAATGGAAAATAATAAAATCAAAATAATCAAGCATTCTTCTGGATATACCCTCTTTCCAAAACCTTTAAGATTTGATATATATGAAAATTTTTGTGTAATGTTAACAGGAACTTCTGATCTTAACATCAAAGATGTAGAAAGATTTATAAAAACTATGTAAAATAATTATAATATGAAAATAGAAAAATACATTGAAATTTTAGAAAAATTAAAATCTAAAATTATACCTATGACAGGGTATAAAGAATTAAATTACAACTCTAAATGTTTAGCAATAGAGAAGTTTAATTATCTGGTTACAGATAAAACATATGATAAAATATGTAAAAAATTACATAAAGAATTCGTAAAAGAATTAGAACTAGATGAGCAAAGAAGTTCTGAAGAATATGTAACTATTCAGAAACTAGTATCTCAAAAGATAAAAGTTGGCACTCAAGAAGAAGTTAGTAAAAACTTAGAAATAAATAAAATTATAACTTAATTTTCTTCTTTGTTAGATTTTTTATCAGGAAGGGCTATCATTGATTTAGATTCAGGATAATCAGTAGTACTTTTTGCTATAGGGAGTGCTGCAAGTTTTCCAACCATTTTAGCAACAAAACCTAAAGGAAAATTTGCAACACTATACCATTCTGTATCATTTATTAACTGGTTCTTAATATAAGTATTCTTTCCTGATATACTTGTTGCAATTGAAGTCTTTTCTTTACCTAAAGCTTCATTTATATAACCTCCATACAAGTTTTCAAACCAACCTCTTACAAGAGGTATAGATTTAATGAAGTCCTTTTGAGTTTTTGAATATCCAGCATACATTCCAGATTTTACTTCAGTAGAACCAAACATTACTTCTGAAGCAATTACAAAAGGTAATGTGAATATATTGGCAAAATTCTTAAGTTCTTCTGCACCAGAAATAGGTTCATTTATATACCTAAGAATATCAGATGCTGATACTCTAGATTCTTGTTCCATCAATGCTCTTGTAGATAAATATACAAGATATTTTGTCCAAGGATCTTCATCATCGTCATCTCCTAGTATCATAGCATTAAGTACATAAGCTAACATAAATGTCATACTTGTAGCTGCAGCCATAAGGCTTACTCTATAAAAACCTTCTTTAACTTCAGGTTCTGCATCTGTAAGCTTATCTCTTAATTCTACCCATTTCATAGGATTTAACAATTGGATAACATTTCCATCAAAAGGATCTAAAAATGCCTTCCAATAACCTATTTCTTTCTCTTGAGTACCATAATTAAATTGCTTACTTTTAAACCCTCTTTCTAACATTTGAAATAACCATCCAGTGTTAATAGTACTAAACTGGAGCATTACATCATTATATGCTTGACCTTTATCAACATCCAAAGGTACACTATCTAACCTTGAAGCTATGATTTTTACTCTATTTTTGTAAAAAGCTATAGCTTCAGGTGTGACATAACTCTTATATGCCACTTTGCCGTTATTGCCATCCATGCCGTCATATAAAGTAGGTGCACTATCAAATTCATCAACATTACGGTTAGGATTCTGCTTAACAAACAGATCCCAGGATTGCTTAGTATAAAAATTACCGTCTATAAACCTAATATTATGAGCAGTAGCAATTAATGCTTCATATTTCAAGGCAACGTCAGCAAGTCTCCATCCTCCCCAATCTACCATATTTTTATTAAATCTTAGAATCTTATTTCTATTAGTATCTTGAAAATTACGTTCAATACTGTCCACAAGTCCTATGTCTTGAGCAATTATTGATATTTTAGACTGTTTAATAGGAGAATTTAGATCCTTGATTACATCAGCAGAATGCTTTATAAAGAATTCCTTTTTAGCAAAGAGATTAGATTCTTTAGTATTATATTTACCTAATATAGATTCTATAGTGTTCTCAATCTGACCAGATATGTAACCTGTAATCATTGAAGGGATATTTCCTAATAATCTTTGATTTATTGTATACTTTTTAAGTGTAGAAGCAAATTTATGAAAAGCGCTTAAATGACCACCTTTATTAAACATTTCACCTTGAATAATAACCTTCTTCATATGCTCAAGCTTATGCAAAAGATAATCTTCAACCTCATCCTTACTCTTAAAGATATCAAAGATCTTATATAACCCCCCTTTTGGAACATGTGAGTCCTCTCTTTCTGTATGTTTAGCGGCTTCTATTATACCATTTAACTCTGGAAGAACTTCCATGAATTCTCCATAATGATTAGACATTTCTGTGAACATAGATATACTTTTCACTAAATCCAAAGAAATGTTATCAGCTTCTTCTAATTTAGACAAAAATCTAATCCTTGGTCTATCTATAATTTCACTTTTTGTAGCAACTTCTATCCTATCAGCATATAACAGATCATCCTCTTTTACAGTGAAAGTATCTGTAAATTTATCATATAAACCAGCACCTTTATTCTTTTGATATAAGATGTCCATATAAGACCTAGAAATCTGCGGTAAACGATTTACTAATTCATATGAGTAATTAAGTGGAAGTCTTTCTTGCGCCTTCTGATGAGCTTCCTTTAAAGCCTCAAGTACACTCAGAGCTTCAGGATTAGAAGTCTTAAGATTATTATACTGAGAACTTCTATAATCATTAGTTGGTATAGCAGCTCCAGTAATAGGATTTATGTTAGTAGAACCATCTGAGGGTACAGATAACTCCCCTGTATAATAAGTAACTGTATAAGTTACATCATCTTCAATAATCTCTTTTACATGTACATTCTTGGCTAACCAGTGTTTAAACTGAGTTTTGCTCATGGAAGCTTGTCTTTTTGCTATAATATTAGTAGCATCAGGATGAGCCATTGTATTCTTGCTATACCAATCTGACCAAAGCTTATTATAAGTCTTTTCTAGCTCTTTAATATGCTTACCTAGAGGAGTTGTAGGATTATTATATCCAAATAACTCATCAATTTTCTTCTGTTCTGAAGGTATTTTTACATTGAATCCAGCTTTCCTAGATATATCTTCTATCTTTTTGATTATATTTAAGGACCCTTCTTCTCTAGCTTTATTCCATTTTGTTATATTAAATGGATTTAACCAGTAATGAGTAGGTTTACCATTCTCATCAAGCTCTTGGAATTCTCTAGCATCATACTTTTTACCAGCAATTTTCTGTAAAAGATCTATAGATGATGAATTAGTTTTAGAATGGATAACATTTAGTACATCCATTAACTTTTTATTATAAATACCCAATAAGTCTTCTTTAGCATTTTGTGCAGCGCCCCACTTGAAATTTAATATACCTATATTATATAGTTTAATGGTATCCTGACTAATCCTTCTCTCCAAATCAGGATTTATTCCTACATATTGTTTAAATAAGTTTTTAACCTGGTTAGAAGCTTCATTATTCATGAAATCCTGGATAGTACCCAGTTTAATCTTAGAAGCTTGTATTACTTTATTAAGTTTCTTATTGGCCTCTGGACTTAGTTCTTTGAAAGTATGATTATTAGTAAACATTCTATTCAAAGTCTCTACAATAGGAGCATATAGAGACAGAGCTTCAGTAAATCCATAATACTCTGATAATCCAAATTCTAACTGGTTATTCTTAATCTTCTGGATAGCATCTTGATAAGAATTCAGATCTTGGATAATACCTCCAACACCATCTCCATTAGGTCCAAAAAAGAACATGAATATTCCAGCTTCAAATTTCTCTTTAGAAATCTGAGCTTCAATAGATTTTATCCTATCATTAGTATCTTCTATCTTTTTGATGTTCTTTTCATCTAAAGCATCAGCTTTAATCAAAGCATATAGCTCTGTTAGATCAGCTAATCTTGTTTTTTCTGCAGGTGTAAGAGGTGTAGGAGAATTCTTTAATGTACTAATTTCAGTAGCTAACTGATTAAGATTAGAGATAGCTAATGAATTTGTTAAATCAATTTTCCTCCGTTTAAGTTCTTCATTATATAATCCTATCTTCTTTTCAGCTAACTCTTGTTTCCTAGCTTCTAATTTATTAATTAGAGCCCTAGATAAGTTCTCTGAAAAATCAATATTATTAACTGTAATTTCTGTACCTAAGCCTAAACCTCTACTAGTTAAAGAAGACTGGAAAGAATCTGATCTTACTTCAGCTACAGATCTGTTTAATAAACTATTTAACTGATCAGTAATATCAGTTTTACTTACATTATGTGTTAAACGTATTTGCCTAAAGATCTTTCCTAGAACATAGTTTAATACTTTTTCTAATTGAGATAGTACTCTTTGAGATAAAGATTCAGATCTTACTTGGTCATAAATAGCTTGTGCCATTAATTTACCTATGATCTCTTTATCCATCTTTTCTTGATCTCCCTTATATAGTTTATGATAATGTCTAAAATTACGTTTATATGTTTCTGTCAATTTAAAATCTTCATCAACACCATTAGACTTTAGATCTCTTATATTTTTAAATATAGGTTGGTCCCAGAACATATCTGTAAGAAAGTGGAAAGCTTCTTCTGATAATGTAGTACCATCCTGATTATCTTTAGATACAGCTATTATATTGTTCAATAAGTCAGCAATACCTATGTCAGTAATTTCTAACCCTGTTTTCTGTTTGTATCTTACTTTAAAGTCTTCTAGGTTTTCTACAGTTACACCTATCTTGGCTAAAATAGATTTCATAAACTTGTTAAGCTTATGATTTACTTTCATCCTGTCCTTATCATGTTCTGTTTGATGCATGAACTCAGAGTCTTCATTTAATTCCTGCTCCATAAGAGCTCTGTCTCCATTAAAGAATTGAAGATCTCTACTAAAATCTACTGGAACAGGATTCTTCTCTGTTAACTTATTAAATTCATGTTCTACATATGCAGGATTTACAAATACTTCTACCATTACAGGATTATACCTGTCTTTTTCAAAATATCTGGCTCTAACATTGTCTTTAAACTTTCTATTAATCTCCTCCATTTTAGACTTAGCAATATTTAAAGCTACTGTTCTTTTATCATTAGCTTTGTTATTTCTAACCTTCTGTGAGTTTTTTATATAAAATCTATTGTTAGTACCTTCTACAGCTCCATAAGTATATCTTTCTGCAATGAGTTCGTCATGCACTCTTTTTAAAATTCTATTCTTTATATCTAATCTACAAGGTTTCATATTTTATATTTTATGCTTCTCTCGTAGGCCCACATGCTGTTTCATCTTCATCAAGTGCAGGAGGACCTTTAATTTCTAAATCATCAGGGAATTCTTGTGTTTTTTCAACAGGAGAAAGCTGCTCATTTAACTTTCTTAAGATTTCATTTTTAATTTTTATAATACCAGGAGAAGATAAAGTAAGTATTTCTTTACCAGCATCTTTAGCAGATATATCTATAATTCTATTGTCTGTTAATACATAAACTTTCAAATCTCCATGTTCAACTTTTCTTAAAGGATTATATCCATGTTTAACTTGAAACATATTTATAAGTTTCTCATCTACTACCTCTACACCTTTTTCATCCCTTATAGTACCATTAGAGTATAATCCTAACTTTTGACCATTTACAATAATTTCTTTTTCAAGAGTTTCAACATTATCAGGTAAAATTTCTCTAATTTCATATTCTCTAGGTAATATAACATTGTCTGGAATTATGTTTTTAAGTTTTTCAAATAAACTTTTAATTTCTTCTATTGAATATCCAGCTAATGAACTTCCAAGTTTAGTTACTAAAAATTTCTTATTTGGATTAGCTCTAGCAAATAATATCATATTTTGTAACTCTTTACCAATTTCTGATAAACTAGATGATTTTTCAACATCCCAATACTTTTTAGTTATTACTGCGTAAGATTGACCTTGCAACCCTTTACTTTGTCCTTGTATTGCTCCAAATTTCTGTTTAGCTAGTAAAGCAGCACCTGCGCCATGAGTAGGTTTTCCTCCTTTTGAACTACCTTCATTACTACCAAATACAAATATTTCATTTGGTTTAAGAAATGTTATATTATCAGGGGTATATTCTCTGATTGTATTTACATCTTCTTCTAATTTAGGAACTTCATTTTCTGAAATTTCAATTTCTTCAGCTTTAATCTTATCATCTTGTTTGTATGTATTATTAACAGCTTTGGCAACACTATGTTCTGATTTAGTCTTTTCAGAATTGAGTTTATGATATTTCATCTTAAAATCTGGGTAGAAACTTTGTTCATCAGCTTTAAGATTAAAGTTCTTAAATGCTTTAGGATTACCATTTAATCTTTGTATTTCATATACTCCAGCAGGATTCTTCTTATACAATACTGGTAAAGTAGCATTTTCATAATATACTGTAGAATGTAAGTATTCAGGTAATGAATCACCTTCATTACTATATATGTCTAAGAGATTTTCGTTTATCGTAAAACTAATAGGTATTACACTCTTGCTTACTTCACCATTAAATTCATTAGTAAAACTTTCACTATATTCTTCTAAAGCTTCTATATGATTTTGTATATCTACGTTTCTAGTATAGAAAGGATTTGTATATAAGATTCTTTCAGAAAGTTCTTTTTCTGACATGCTGTTCATTATATTTTTCAAATATTTAACAGGATTCTTAAATACATCTCTTACTATACTACCTTCTTCTGTAGAAGTATAAAAACTTACAGGTAACCACTGACTAAAAGAATCAATTGTAAATCTAAAACTAGAAGTAATTAATGAATATAAACCAAGATCTTTAGCTAAAGAAGATATTTCTTCATTAGGATCTTTCATCATCTTTTCCCATAAACTAGTTAAGTCTTCACCTTCTTCTCTACCAGGAGAAACAGCTCTACGTATTAATACTTCTTTTGTTACTTGCTCATACTTTAAAGCATTTAGAAAAGGTAAATATTCTTCATATAATTCTTTGAAATCAGATCTCTTCTTTAGATCAGCAAATCTTTTAGAGACATCTCTTATAAAGTCTTTACCTAATACTATAGAAGGACTCATTTGGAATATCATATTATATATATCCAAATCTAACATTTTCCTATCTGATTTTTTAAACTCATCTAGTTCTAAGAACTCTGCTAAATTTGATCTTATTTGTTCAAACTCTGGAGATAGGAAACTGAAATGTTCTTTCAAATTATTAGCCTGATCCATAGCTAACTGTATATACTTATCATTGAGTTTAAGTACAGATGCATTTTCTTTTGAAAATTCATAATTAGCTGTCTCAGGATTGAATATAATATTTGGAACAATTAGATCTAAACCTGAAATTACAGGATCCTCTTTTTCAAAGTACTTTTTAAGTAAAGAACGTATCTTATCAATTTTATTTAAGTTATCATACAGTGTAGGTCCAAATGCTGCATCAGTATCAAACTTAGTAGCAATCATTGCAGAAGTTAACTCGTCAGATATTTTAAAAAGCTCTTTAATTTTAACTAAAGCTACTATATCTGTAGTATTAGAATTATATTGAGTTAAACCTTTTTCAAAAACACTTCTTCCAGGATTTTTATCAAATTCTTGTTTGTAAAACTCTGTAAGAGGGAGATTTCTTTCTTTGGCAAAACTCTCTATTAACTTAGGAATAGTGGTAGTATAATCTAAGTTAGTATTTATATAAATAGTTAAATCTTTTACTATCTTCTGATTTAAGATTAACATTATATCTCCAAAAGGTATTCCTAACCTAAGAGCTGCCAATACCATAGAAACATTATTCCTGTCTATATTAAGTTTATCCATCAAAGGATTCTTAATATGTTCAGTAGATGCAAATAATATACTAGATAGAGATTCAGAAATAAATTTATTATTTCTATTTCTCATATTACTTAGACTAGAATATGTATGTTGTAAGAAAGTAAAAGGTTTACTTAATTTTAATCCTTCAATATTCTGTACTACTGCATGATGCTTATTATGAGAAGCAGCAATTCCAATTATCTCTCCACCCACAATAGCTTTGTTAGCTGCATATATTTGGTATATAGGATCAGATATATCCATAGGAACACTAGTATCTTCTAGAACTACTCCTTTATCTTCAAATGCTTTTATTTGATCTCTTAACATATCAGCATTACCACCTTTATGAAATTCTTCAGCAAAGTTTCTTGTCTGAGCAATCTTCTCATATATAGACATTCTAAGATTATGTCTAGCCATAGGAGTCTCCATTCCAGGAGGAACCATTTCTATATTACTTATAGTAATATTATCTTTAATTCTTCTAAAACGTTCTGGCTCTCTTAAGAATTCTATAGCTTCTGCTTCTACTTCACTATTAGGTATACCTCTGTTTAAAACTTTATTGAATAAAGCTTTTGCAGAACTATTATCATATTCTACAGTAAGAATTTCACCTGTATTTTCATTAAATAATTTCTTATCAGCAAAAAAACTATTTAATTCATCAACTACATAACTGAAATCTCCTTTAGTTAATTCAAAAGCTTTGAATAATACATATAGTTTATCAATATCAAAGTCTAGCCCAGTAATTGTAGTAGCTTCTTTAGGTAATATAATTAAAGAATCTGAATAACTTGGTATTAGATATTTTATTTTAATAGGGTATATTGAATAATCCCCTTCAGTAGGAATTCTATAACCAAAAGCTTTTCGTAATTCATCTGTAGCTTCTTTACCTAATGCTTGTTCTATTCTTGTAAAATCTAAAAGACCTCTATCATCAGCTAATAAAGCTAAAGCATAATTATAAGCTGGAACAGCAGCATCAATATAATCAATTACTGTTTCACCTTTTTCATTTGTTTTATAATGTATTTCAAGATTATCTTGGTAACTTTCTAAATCTGTAAATCCAACAGAAGAAGCATTTACAAAAGGAGCACCAGGAACTTTGTTATTTAAAGCTTTCTTAGTCTTAGAGTTGATTAGTTTAAGATTATCATCTATAGTCAAAGGAAAATTTAAAGGAATATTCAAATCTCCATCTTGGTGCTTGGATAAACTTTCTATTACAGACATAGGTTTACCTTGCTCACTAGCTTGAGCTAATAATGTATTTCTTAAACTATCTGTATCTTTTAATGCCTCATTTAAACTAACTCTATTTTCATCTATATCTCTAGTAAAAGTTTCATCTAATACAGATCTAACTTGTTCTGGAGTCATTTTACCATAACCTTCTACCTCTACTTCTTCTTCAAGATTAGCTGGCATGATTACTTTAAACTGAGATCCTTCTTCTATTTTACCTTGAAAGTGTTTTTCACTAGGAACAATGTTTTGTCTACCATACCCTTCCATAGAAGTTTCCACTACAGATGCTAATATAGTATCTATGTCCATATTATCTATTGATTCTCTTTTGAGAACTTTAGAATTATCTCTATCAACTTTATTAACACTTTGAAAACTTATTCCATCAATACCGTGTTCATGAAATAAATAAAGAATTTTAGCTAAGAAAGGTCTTCTATATTTTGAAAAATCAGTTTTGTCAGAAGGTTTTTCAACTTTAAAATCTTTAGTTAACCATGCCATAGCTGGAGTAAGAGTATACTCTGAGTTCTTCTCTTGGAAAGGTCTTAATAATTCTCCAGACTCTTCTTGGTTAAAATAGTAAGGTTTTTGAACAGGGAAAACAAATTCTGCAGATTCACCATTCTTAATTCTTTCAGCAATTTCTATTTCACGATCAGAAATTTCATCAAATCCTCTCATAACATCTACTGTAAAATCAATAGAGTTTATGGTTTGAGCATCTGTAATATTATGACCTTTATTATAGTCTCCAGCTAATTCAGGAAAGTCTTCTTTGAGAGTATCTAATTCATTACTTGGAATTAATATATCATCTACAGTTATCCTTCTCTTTTTTCTAGGAGTTCCATCTTTATATGTAAAGAGCGCATGTTGCTTAGGTGAATGAGCTTCTTTAAACCTCTTAAGAAAGTCTACTAATAAACTATTTTTATAATCAAAAGGTGCATCATCAGACTTATATGTACCATAAAAAGCAGGATCTCCAGCTAATAAAGGTATTAACTGAGTATTATAATAATACTGATTAAAGAATTGAGTCTTTATATCACCTTCTAAGTCATCTTTAAAGCTAGAACTACTATCATCTATTATATCATCAGTTTTAACAAGTTTTGAACCTTCTTTAACTAATACTCCATCCTTTACTAATTTTTCAGTATATGCTTCAAACTTTTTATTTAAAACACTAGATATAAAACCTTCTAATCTTTCAGTGAGTTCTGGTCCTAATTCTACTCCGCCATTTGCTTTATACAATTCTATAATAGTATCCTTTTTAGAATTTAAAAAAGGTAATAGTATAAAATGTTTACCGTTTATGTTAAAGTTTCTGTAATTGGTTTTGTTATTTTCAAGATATATAATCCTATTTAATTCAGCATGCGCAGTTCTAACTAATTTATTTACTACGTCATCCAAGGATACTGTTGGAGCATTCATATACCCAGAAGATGTAGCATCAGAAAACGGAGGTAAAGCAATTACTATCTCCTTACCATTACTATTATACATTCTTTCTAATGCATAATTTAACTGCTGAGTAATTAGGTCATAATTAAAATACTTGTTATAAGTAATTCCATTATATGTACCTTTTATACCTATACCATTATCATAATGAGGTTCAAATATCTCTATAGATTTGCTCAATAAAGCATCATATATAGGTAAGTCTTTATGTAAGATCTTATTCTTAATTGTAGCTAAAGCAGATTTAGGACTTTCTTTAAACTTGTTAAAGAGAGTTGTCAAATGATTATTCATCTGATGAATATATTCAGCTTCACCTTGAACAGTTGTAATATTCATTACATATGATTGCTGATCATGTTTAGCTAATAAATCAGATACTTCTTTTATCTGTTGCTTTGTAAGTTTGCTTTCAATGACACTGAAAGGATTTTTACCTTCTTTAATTGCATTAAATACTGGTAGAGCATTAATGCTCAAGCTCTTGTTAGAGAATTCATTACTTTCAAGCTCTACAGCAATTTCTTGATCAATGTTATAACCTAAGAAAGTATATATACGTTCTATGTCTACAGCATTAAGAAGATTATTATTAGTAATACTATTCTCTAAGATCTTATAAATTTCTAAAAATTCTAATGAATCAAGTTCTTTATTTAAGAACATTATTTCAGCATGTCTCTTGAACATTTTCCATAAACCTTTCTTAGAAGAATTATGTACACGTATTCCTCTTCTACTTCTCTCTGTATTTATAAATACAATATTTCTTTGAGAACCAGTTATTAAGTATAAATTTTTAAACCATTTACTCGCTGAAAGTTTATATACATATTCAGGATCATATTTCTTACTATTCTTATCTAATTTTTCTACATTAATATCTTCTCCTGATTGTAGAATCTTTTTACCTACTAATTCATTCTTAATTTTCTCAACTAATGTATCTGCATAATCCTTTGTCTTAGCTAAGTCTATTAACTTTAACATGGTTTGTTCAGGAGATGATCCTGAAAGTTTATTCAATAATCTATTAAATAGTACATCAAAGTTATGATATATCTTAGCTCCTGTTTTAGGATCTATTTTATCAACATAATGACCTAATTCTCTTTCTCTTACAGGAATTAAAGACATTAATTCTCTAATTTTACCTTTAACATTTGTCTTAGGATTCACATTAGTATCTCTAATTAATGTAGTTTTCTCATCAAATTCATTTGCATCTTGAGTAATTTGAACTCCAGCACTATATAAGTTATTCATATATTGTGCTATATACAACTGAAGTTTAAGAAGATCTTCTTTATTTTCTAATATATTCTTTAATTCACCGTAGTTTTCTAATTGTTCAGGACTGTTATGTTTCTGGAACCAAAGATCAATATAAGTAGGTAATTCATTAAAAAACTCTTTATTAAACTGAGATTTATTACCAGATTCTATAATAGCATTGTATGTATAGTATTGAGCTATATTAGTTTTTTTACCATCTTTATTAATAGTATTTGATTTAAAAGTTCTAACTGCCAGATGTACTAAGTTCTGTGCTATAAATTTAGCATGTTCACGTATCTGTTTTATATTTGAAACTTTGAACTTTCCTTGATGTAATAATCTAGCAAAGTTTTCAGAATAGTTTTTATTGAAAGCATTAGTTCTCCCCCCAAATATACTTCTACCAAATATATTTCTATCTAATTGATAAAATAAATCTTCTACAGATATCTTAGTAGTAAAGTAAGGTTTTAATTGTTGATAACTATCGTATATAAAATTATATAATGAATCTAAAAATTTAGCAATCTTAGGATATTTCTTTTTAAAATTCTCAGAAACAAATCCATCAGTAGCTTTATAAGTCTCAAATAATTCTGCTAACTTTTCTTCTAATCTAATTAAAGGATTTTGTTTTTTGTAATATTCTTCTTCTGATTTTAAACGTATAGCACTTTGATCTCTATTATTATCAATAGTTATTTCATTCCAAGTATTACCATGCTCATCAGTAACCTGTTTTACATTATCTTTACCATAAGTTTTATTAAGAATATTACTTACTGTATTTTCATAAAAATTATAAATAGGTTTTAATGCACCAAATCCTTCCTTATCAATTCTTTCAAGTTCTTGTTTAAGTTGGTTTATTTCAACTTTTGAATCTTCTTGTTTAGTTTTAATATATTGATTGTAACTTTTTACAACTAATTCTTCATTAGCTTTTTGCTGATTAAAACTTTGATTACCTGTTTGATATTGAATTAACCATTCTCCACTTCTCCCATCTAATTCTACTGTTTCTCCTTTATTATCTCTGAATTGAAAATACCTTAAATAGGTAGGTTGTTTTATTTCAGAAGAATTAGTAATAGTATTGAAATCTTTTTCAAGTTCTTTAATCCTATCTTCTTTTTGTTTCTTAAACTCTTCTAAAGTAGTATGCCCTTCAACTTTACTAGCTGTATTACCAGTAGGAAACAAAACTTTTTCATATCCTTTTTTAGCACTATCTTGTATGATAGATTTAACAAAGAATGTTACCCAATTATTATCTTTGTTTAATAGTTGTAGAAATTGATTAGATTTAATATTTTTTCTTTTTTCTATAATTTCTTCTATTGTATTACCATCTACATTTTGGTATTCTTCAGAATACTCATTTATTAAATTATCTTTATCTCTACCTTTCTGAAATAAATCAGATTGTACTTCAAGTATTCTACGAGTTTTAGTATTAGTTCCTTTTTGTATATAACCTTTAACCCCATATTGATTATCATATATAGCATATATATCAGTATCATTTAAATCTGCTCTTTCATGTAAAGAACCGTCACTATCTAAATATTTCCAAATATTATTCTCTTTAAACCATTTTCCATTTTCATCATTAAATGAATTTGGGTAATCCTTAGATGTTATATATTCTTCATCACTTCTAAACCAACCAATACCTTTATCAGTACTAAATTGAGCATGACCTTTAATAGAAGGAGTAATAGCTCCTTTTCTTACAGTTTTAGTATTAGATTTAATAAAGCTTTTAAACCCTTCTATATCTTGTTTAGAACCTAATATATGAATTTGTTCTGGTTCAAATACTACGAATTGAGCTACTCTTGAAGGAGTTATAATACCATCAAATCCTTTTTCTTGTAATTTTTTTGAAAAAGGAATTAAACGAGAATCTTCTTCTAATAATTCTTTATCGCTAAATCCTAATCTTTTACCTTCATAATATCTTTCAGACCATTCTTGTTCTTGTGGTGTGAGTTTATATGTAGTTCTTGGATTACTTGGGTTTTTAATATCTAAAATAGCAGTATATAATTCTCCATATCTTAAAGCTTCTTCTTTAATATTTGTAAAATAAAACCCATCACCTATTTCAAAATGAACTATTTGTTTAGAAGAACCTATATAATTTTTATTAAAACTATTATTTATAGGTATAGGACTATTTATTGAAACATTATTTTCAAATAATGTTATTCCATTATCATTTAAAATAAGTCCTATTCCTGCACCTATTATCTTGTTTTTACCTTCATATATTTGTACTCCTATATGCCAATTATTATTAGATACTTTTTCAGCCTTTAATATTTTAATATTATAAGAATTTACATCTAAAATTTTTCCAAATTTATCTGGATAATTTTTAATAAATAATTCAATTATTTTATTTTGATACTCTTTATTGTACTGTAATTGATTAAATACTCTCGAACTACCATGATAAACAATATCTTTTACTTTACTATCAGGAAATATAGTATCAAGATATTGAGAGTACAATTCTTGAGCTTGTTGTTTTTGTTGAGGAGTTATTTGTTGTTGTTTTTGTTCAAGGGTTATTTGATTATTTAGCTCTGCTAATTCTGCATCGTATTTAGCGTTGATTTCATTCTTTACATTCTCAATATTTTTATTTATAACATCTCTTGTACTAGATAACCCATTTTCGGTAGGTGTTAAATCCCTATTAATAAAATCTATGTGCGAGCCAGATATTCCAGCCTTTGGTATAGCATTATCATTTCTAATATCACCTAATTGAGTATCTAATTCTTCTGAAAGAAGTTTAAGTATTTTGCTATCATAATAATTATTGATTTCATTACCAGATAACTTATTCATCCATCCATCTTGTGCTATACCAAATATAGGATACCACTTACCAGATGTAACATCAGCTTTACCTCCATGCCCAGTAGATAGATAAAACGGAACATTCATTCCATTTACATTAAGAACTACCACTTTTCTACCAGCTAAATCAATAATGGGGGATTTCCCTCTAACTTTTCTTTTATTACCATCAGCAGTTTGGTCATAAATAGTAGTTTCGTATTCAATTTCTTGACGATTCTTAACTATATTTTTTACATCTTCTTGTATCCTTCTTTCTATATCAGATTTTTGTTGTTGTTTTTGTTCATCAGAAATATTTCCAGTAAACCCTAAAGCTTCATATACACTATTAGCCAATTCAGGATTAGATTCAAATAGTTCAGAAACTCCTTGTTTTACAGGAACCCCTTGAGGCTTTTCCTGTATCTCTACTCCAGGTATAGCTATTTCATTTTCTGTATAATTAGTACCTCCTGGAACTGTTAGATTAGAGTAGTATTGTGTTGGTTTATTTAAAGTTTTATTGTATTCATTCATTGCTTCTGAATACTTTTTTTCTCCTATTTCTTTTCCATTTTTAGTAAAAGATAATATACCAAAATCATTAAATTCATATTTATCATTATCTAGTATAAAATCTATATAATCTGTACTAAATTTACTATGATATTTTTGTTCTTTAGCAGTATTAATCTCAACAGTATAACTATAATTAGAAGCTAATTCTAAAGCATATTGTAAAGGTTCATCATAAATAGCAAATTGTTTTTGTACAAAATCTTGTTCTATTTGTTCTATTAATTCTTTTTGTTCTTTAGGTATTGCAAGTTCAGTTAATATCTTATCTAAACTCCAATTGTTTTTTCTTCCTTTATTAAATATTTGTTTAGCTTTTTCAGATTGTAATATATCTACTGCTTTAAGTACATAATCAACTTGATCTTCAACTTTAAATCTATTACTATCAATAGGTTTATTTAAATCATTTTCAAACTCTTCTTTAGTTATACCTAATTCTTTACCATATTTCTTATAAGCCTCATTAAGAACTTGTTTTCTTTGTTTATCATTTAAGAACAGATTAAAAGCAACGTGAAAAGCTTCATGCTTTCCTACATTTAATCCAGCATCTGAAGATAGATATACTACAGCATTATAAAATGCCCCCCATACTTTACCATCTCCTACATTGTATATATTAGATATAATTCTTAAAGCTTCATCTGAAACTTTAACTCCTAAATTTTCAAATCTATCTTTGATATATTTTTCAGCAGCTCCTTCTTTAAATTCTTCTACTGTGGTTGTATCATCAGTATATTTAGCAAAAAAATTACCTTCTGGGACTTCTGTATTATTTTCTAATTCAGCTCTCATTCGAGCTTTTTTTTCTTCTGAAACTTCTTGTTTTGACACTTGTGTTTCATTAGATCTTACTTTAAATTCAATTACTGTAACATCATCTTGAGATTTATTTTCTTTTCTTAGACTTTCAGATTTATTTATTATTTCATCAAAACTATCCCCTTTATTCGATATATTAGGCACCTCATCCGTATATAATAATACATTATCACCAGCTTTTACATCTACTTCTTGTATTATTTCATCTATTGATTTATTTTTTGCTAAAACAGTACTGTTTGTTTTAATATTAAAATTTACATTAGTTTTAATTCCTTGTTTTATCTTTTCACCATTTATTTCAACAAAAGAATCTCCAATGCTAAATATTTTATTTAATTTTGGTATGTATAAAATTAGAGTACCAATTTGACCTGTTTGAGATCCATTTGTGAAATCTGGGGATTTTATTACCAAAGAATTTAAGATATCATATAAAGATTGCTTATCTTTTATTTCACCTTTTCTTTTTGCAATTTCTTCAACTAATTGATGGGATAATGATCCCTCAGCAGAATCTGACATTCCATCTGACATAACAATTATATCATTAGAAACAAAGAAAGCATCTTCAATATAGTTATCTGCGTAACCTTTCCTATTTTTATTTTGTGTGTAAACTTTTACGCCATTAATAGTTTGTACCTTGCCAAGGTTTTTATTTATTTTAGTGCTTTGAATTACATCTTTTGTTTTTATTTTTTCACCTGTTTTGATATCTTTTAATGTTTCTATTTCTTCTTTACTACTAGTTCTTTCTACATCTATATATACTTCACCTTGCTCATAATATCCTTCATCTATAGTTTTTAGATCTGTAGATACTAAATCAGGATGTTCTAATAAGAAATCTTTAGTATTATGACTAGGAACATGTACCCTTACTTCCCCTAATTTTGCAACAACCTGATCAACAGATAATCCATATTCTATTTTATATTCACCTTTCTTTCCTTTAGTAGAAATAGCAAATCCAGGTAATAATTTACTAGCATTTTCATAACCTTCTTTAGTAAGATAATCAATACCAGAAGGTGTATAATAAGTAATAACTGGACCCAATCCTCCATCAGGATTTATATCTGTTTTATTTTCTCTATCAAAAGAAGAATCTGGAGTTCTATATCTTAGTATACCAAGCTCTCCTTTACTAATACCTATTATCTGAGCCCACTTCTTTCTAACTATATCATTTACTTGATCTACAGGAGCATTTGCAATATCATTTAATGCTTGAACTAATTTCTTTTTATAAGAAGTTACTTCTTTTACTTTCTTAGTTTCTAATTCTACTGGTATGAATTCTTCTTTACCATTCTTATTTGTACTAGGTAAAAACATAAATACTTTACCCAACTGTCTTTGGATAAAATTTTCTACCTTTCCTTTACCATCTGAAGATTCTTTTGGAGAGAATTTTGAATTTGCAAATTTATAATTTTCAACTAATGAAGCTGTTTTTTCAAAGTCTGTTATTACAACATCAAATTCATTATTTGCAATATCTTCTCTAGTTACTGCTCTAAACTTACCAACATGTAGAGAAGCTTTTTTATGAATACCTTTTACAGGTACAGGCTCTGAAATAAAATCTGTTTTCTTATCCCATTTACTATATAAATTCTTTCTTAAAATTTTATCTATATCTTTTGATTGGATATTTCCATTAGATCTAACATGGCCTACAATAACTTCTTTAGCATTTGGAGTACCTTTTTCTACAATAGTATCATTGAGTACATATGCTACCATATATAACCCAAAATTACCTTCATCTATTCCAACACCTTCATTCCAACCTTTAGATGGGATTTTATAATATATTTTATCTCCAGGTTGTAATACATTGTTTACAACATGTACAGTATCTTTATTATCGTAACCTAAATAGTTATTAACTATTCTTTTCTTAAAAGTTAAATTATCAGAAAGATTTGTATTTTTACTCTTTGCTATTTTTATTAATTCTTTAACTTTAGAAGAATGGAAAAGTTCTTTTACTTCAGCATGAGTAAGAGTTAATATAGTTCCTGTAGGGGCATTATTTTCCCACACTTCAATATCTACATATTTATGACCCTCTTTTCCACCTATAGTTTCACTATGATTATTATCTACAGTAAGTAAACTAGTAGTATTATCTGGAGATCCTGTTTCTACAGGAATGTTTACATCAGGTATAGGTGTTACAGGTATAGTAGAAGGATTTTCATCATCCTCTTCTGGATTTTCAAATTCTTCTTCCTCTTCTTCTTCTACTTTAGTTTCTTTACCATTGAAATTATCAATAGCTCTTTGAAAGATAGGATCATCTATCTTATCCTTTACAGTTTCTGGATCTAAAGAATTTATATAAGATTCTTCAGTACCACCTTTAGCAATATGTTCTGTTAAATTCTTAAACTTAGGATTAGGAGTATATTGATAATTAGGATCAGCTTTCTTAGCTTCTATATGTTGTAGTTCTTGAAAGAACTCAGGATCATTTGCTAATATCTTTCTGAATGCTCTAGCAATACCTTTCTCTTCATGCTGTCTTAATAACTCATTTTCTTGACCATATCTTTCAATAAGATCTACAGGTTTAGTAACTTCTGAAATTTTACCATTAGTATCTGTTTTCTGACCTTTTATCTTTTCATATTTAATCTGATCTATGAGATCAGCTTTATCAGGATTACTTGCTTTCTCACTTTCAAATTCATCTAAAGATGATAGAGTATTTAATTTTTTTACATACTCTTCATTCTTAAGTTGTTCTATTACTTCAATAGCTTGAACTTTAGTTTTTCCAGTTTTGTTTTTTAAGATTTCTTCTTCTGTTTTACCATTCTTGAAATCTTGAGCAACTTCCTGAGCATTAGTTTCTTCTTCTGTTATTTTTGTATCAGCAGTTTTGTTAGACGTGAATTTATCGTAAGCCTTTATGAGTTCGGTCTTATACGTTTTTAAACTTTCTATTTTAGATTCTAAACTTTTCTTCTCTTCTTTTTGTAAAGAATTTAATTTTTCTTCTTTATTCTTTAAATTTTCTAATTGATTGCTGTATTTATCTAATTCTTTAGTGACTAAATCCTGTTGTACTGAATTATGATATATTGATTGTTTAAATTCTGCAGAATTATTTTTTAACAAGGGGTTAGAATAAATTGCAGTATAATTGTCTTTAGCAATATCTAATATATTTCTCTTTATATCTTTGAATTCTTCATAAGAATAAAATTCACTTAATTTATTTTGTTCATAATCTTTTTTAGTCATGCTATTATTAATAGCATTTTCTATAGCTTCTACACTATCTCCTTTAAACAAATGATCATGTACAATACTAGAAATTTTAGCTGCTTGTAAAACTTTAATCGCTTCCCCATTATTGTTTTTCAAAGCTTCTTCTTGTAATTGATCAATCTGTAATGCATTATTCATTCCTCTAATAGCACTAAGTTGTTTAGTAGGATCTATTTGAGGTTTATTATTTGAATCATATATTAATTTACCATCTTCATCAGTTTTATAAATATCATTGGCAGATAAAGCTAATGAGCTATTTACTTTGCTCATTATCGGTTTTTCTTTAGTATATAACTGATGTATTGATGATAATGAAGCTGGTCCTGCTGTAGCAGCTGCTACACCAAACCCTCCTGCAAAAGAATCCCAATAATCAGCTTTACCATCCATTAAACCGTGATATGTAGCACTTAAAGTACCCCCTAATGCACTGTCACCATCACCAAATAATGAATCAAATACTCCTGTATTTTTACCTTCATTATATGGTTGTTTTAATGCTTTTTCAGTACTATAATCTGTGGCTCCTGTTTGGAATGATTCTTGTACTCCTTCAGATATTCCTAATACTAAAGTATTTATAACACCTCTTACAAGTGCGTGTTTTGAAGTAGAAATTCCATCTGTTAAACCTTGTAGTTCAATAAAATTAGTAGCTAATAACATCATGAAATTAGTACCAAATATTTCAGAAGCAGCATCTGATGCTTGTTTAGTAGCCTCTTCTTCTGATAATCCTTTATCTAATAATTGTTGTTTAATATCTTTATAAGCTAAAGACGCTTCCTGAACTGCTTCTGCACTAGCATTTAATACTGTACCTGTGCCTATTGTTACAATTTTTTCAGCAACTTTTTCAGAAACTAAAGGTACTTTAGTTAATACTTTAGTCAAACCAATTCCTAATTCAGTTCCTTTAATTGCCCCACTAGCTGCCAAACCTAATCCACCAAATGCTAATTGTGAACCTAACATATCAGCACCCTCTTGTTCCCAATATTGAGATTCACCTAATTTACTTAAAGAAGCTACAAGACCAGCAAATGCACCTTTATTCTCTTCTGCTATTTTTGCTTTTTCTTCTATAGACAACATAGAAGCATTAGTTATTTGTTTTGATTTTTGTGTATTTAGATAATCATTAACTGCATTATCTGCATAATCCATTGTTTTATCAAAATTAGTATCTCCTGTAAGTACTGCTTCTATTGCATCTTCTGTTACACCTATTGCAGCCCCTGCAAGACTTGCCAATCCACTAACTGTTTGGATTCCAACATTAACCAGTGCTGCGTCAAATCTATCAATTACCCCTGCATTATTTCTATCTAGGTATTTTGTACTTTTTACACCTTCTTTATCTTTAAAAGATATATTATACCTATTAGTTTTAAACATTCCTAAAAAGGTGTCATCATCATGTTTTATATCAGTTTCATATGCTTCTCCTGGTGTACCTCCCGCCTTGATATATAATTCATCTAAAGTCTTCTGATCAAATTTAGAAGGATCTACATCTTGTGCAAAAGTAACTCCTGCAGAACCCATAGGATCCTGAGCAGAACCCATAGATTCTACTAAACTTTGTGCTCTAGGTTGATATCTGTTTACAAAAGTTTTATCTTTTGCAAGACCTTCCCAAGTTGGAGATAAAGTTTTTCTAATATTTTCTAAAACAGCAGGATCATTAGATTGAAGATCTTCATCTAATTCTCTATTAGTTCTTCTTCTATAGTCATCTTGTGCTAACCATATGGCAGCTTTATCTTGACTTTCTGGAGAGAAATCTGGTAAATGAAGTTTAGCTTGTATTCTATCCCAAGTACTTTTTGTTATCTGGTATTTACCAGCAGCTGTAGAAGGGCCTGCAGGTGTTACTACACCTACTATATTAGGATGTTGATCATATCCTTGAAATCTTTTACCTCCTGTAATTACATTATAATCTGGAGATTCTACATCAGATATAGTATCTAATAATGCTTTTTGATGAGCAGTTAATGATGAAATATTATTTGCTCCTAAATCATTTTCAAATTCTTCAAATGTACCAACTTTAGAAAGTTCATGATTATTAAAAAACGATTTTCTAACATCTACTGAAGACATATCATTTTTAAACTCATCAAATGTACCTACAGATGATAATTGATATTTTTCAAATAAATGTTTTAATAAATCTTCATTCATATTACCAATTTTTACCTGAAGTTTTTACAGGAGTTTTAGGCGTAGTACTATTTACTCTACTACCTTTGTTAGTATTACTAGTTTGTCTACTTGCATCATGTATTGGAATAGCAATTCTATCTCCAGTACCATCTAGGTTATAAGCACCAGTTCCATGTAAAGGTCCACTTTCTATAGCATCATTATAATCATGATCTGGGAGACGACTTTCAATATCAAAACCGTAAAAATCTCTTAAGAATTTAGTGTTTCCAGAAGTTTTTCCATCTAGTATAAAATAAGCTTCTCCATTACCTCTTAATTCTATTTGAACACTTTTAGGAAGATCTTTCTTTTCCCACCATCTATTACCTATTTTAAAATTCTTAAGTTCTACACCATGACTATCAGTAATGTAATTACCATAATTTCTATCACTACTTTTAGTTTGTTGGGTATATCCAACACCTCCTGCACCATTATTATATGTTACTGTAGAATCTTTATCATTTAAACGTCTTATAGTTTCATACTTTTGTTCATTTGACATAGTAGGATCTTGCATGATCTCCATTTTAATAAGATCTTCTGCAGAAGTATTTGTTATACCAGCAGAGGCTGCAGCTGTTGCTGCATTCATTCCTTGTTTTCTAAACTCATGGTACATGTTAACTTTCTCCTGACCTATTTCTGCTTCTATCTTTTTAACATCTATTAAAACTCTCTTATATTCAATTTCAGCTTTTTTCAATGCTACTTCATCTTCTATCATTATAGCATCTATCTGCAATTGCTGTTCTGGAGTAATTTGATCATCAGGAACATCTGTCAAGTTTAATCTTTGTTTTGCACTAGCTCTTAAACTTGCTTGAGTTTGTTTAATTACATTAGCCTTTTGTTCAGATTCCATTGCTTCAGCTTCTGCTTTATGTGCATTAGCTTTTTGAAGATTAGCAGCAGTTTCTTTTGCAAGTTGTTTTGCTGCATTGTATCCTTCATGATCTATTTGTACAGGAGGGACTTGTTTACCACTAGCAATAGCAGTTTGAATTTCATCCATGTTTAAAATATAACCATCATATTCTTTTGCAACTACTGAAAAGTTTTTAATGTTTGCGTCATTAGCTTTCTTTCTAGAAAGATATCCACTTAGTCTTGGATCCATTGCTAATGCAGTACTTGCTCTCATTACATTGATCATAGCATTCTGATCACCTTTAGCAGCGGCATCTAACATATCTTGTGTTACATACTGTCCACGTAAAGATTCATAACCTGCTTGATCTTCTGGAAGAATTTCAAGATTCATAAAATCATCTCTGATAGTGTTCAGATGTTGAAGATCTCTATAAAGATTTTCTTTATCTTGCTGTTTAATCCTTTGTTGAAATTCTATCTTCTGTTGTTGGAAAGCATCTTGCTGTAAGTCTAGTTGTTGAGTTTGTAAATAACCACTTAGACCTCCATCAATAGGCATCATAGCTGCTTGCTGTATACCTTGCATATTTGGTACAATACCCTGAATAGGAGAATTCCCCAAGTTAAATACTTGAGGAACTCCGCCTTGCTGAAATTTTAAAATCTTTCTTTTCATATTATTTACCATATAAAGCGTCATTGTTAGGATCTATATAAGGTCCATAACTTGAAGACATATACTCTGGATTTTGGAAATTGAATGCTGGATTTTGTACTCCTGTTGCATTGTAAGTATATTGAGGAGTTGTTCTATTATTTAAATATGTACCATAATTATACATACCTTGAGCAACACTGTTACCTAATCCATTTAATGCTGAACTAATTCTTAAACCATTGTTAGTTAAGAAATTTGCTTGCTGATTTCTTGCTCCCATTCTAGCAGCTAAAGATTGATTTGCCAATCCTGATAATCCTGCAAAGTGTTCAGAACCCATTTTAGATATTCCAGAATACAAACCAGAGTTTAAGTTATTAATATTAGCTCTTGTCATATTTTCTCCATATTGTCTATCTTTTGCCATAGTATCATCATAGTTATTCAATGCTCCCATTCTACCTAATGTATTTTGGTTCTGCATTTGATTATAACTTACATTAATATTATTAGCATTTTGAATACCTTGTGCATTCATTTGTTGAGCATATGCTGCAGCTTGTTGAGGATTTAACCCCATAGAACCAGCATTTCTATAGAAAGAAGATATATTACCTCTACTATTATCTAAACTTCTTTGTAATTGATTATTGATATTTGCATCTACATTACCATATCCAGCTTCTGTTCTTTGCATAGAAGATGTTAAATCCAAATTAGTATATCTTGGATCCTGAGTAGCATAGTTACCTATTAAGGATGCACCTTGTATTCCTGTATTACTATTTATATATCCTCTATTTAACTCTTCATTAGCAGCAATATCTGCAAGAGTTTGTTTGTACATTTTCTTTTGTCTATTCCTATCAGCAATAGACATTACCATGTCAAATATTTTAAAGGGTATATCTGCAATTCCAGCACCAGCTTTAATTAGTTCTCCTACTTGTGCATGTTGAATATCACCTCCATTCTGGAAACTAAAGAATTTTTTTTTTAAATTTGGACTTTGGGAATATAAGTTATTACTGTAAACACCTCCAGTTCTCAATGCTTTATCTCTATTCTCAAGAGGATCCCTGTATACAGAACCTGTTATAGCATTGTTATAAGGATTATTATATATAGGAGATATTACATTTCCTCCTATTTGATATGACATAGATTGTTGATCATTCTGTTTTATTCCCCATCTGGATCCAATATCCATTACAATAGGACTTTGGAACCCTGGTCTAATACCTACACCCCATCTAGATCCAATATCCATAATAAGAGGATTAATACTACGAGTATTGTCATAACCTACACCCCATCTAGATCCAATATTCATACTAAAAGGATTACCAAAAGATACAACTTGTGAAGAATTGGGGGAAGACGGTTGTTGTGTAGTTTGTGGATAAGTATGATTCTGTAAATCATTCATTTGATTAATAAAAAAAGGATTAGTAGCCTGAGAATTTTGTTTGACAGGTGTATTATTTACAGAAACATTTTTAAATTGATTGAATTGGTTTTGAAAATAAGTATTTAAATTATTATTATTATTTTTTACTTCTGATTGGGTTTTTATTTTTGCCGCAGGTTTAATAGTTCTAGGTTTATAACCACCTGGATCAAAAATACCACTCATGATTTGGCCCTCTATTGCTTTTACTCCAGCAGCATTCATGGTTTTCCAATCTCCAGATCCTTTCTTTCTGGTCTTCCATGTACCATCTTCTGCTTGAAGATATTCATAAGGATCTCCTTTTGTCTGTAATATTTTACCAGAAGCCAATCCTGTATTAGTGTAAGAACTATTATCTACTCTGTTTGGTAAATCATATATTTCCATTAAACCAGATCTCTGAGGAGTATTTATACCAGCACTGTAAGCATCTGGACTAACTTGTCCTTGCAACATTAATTGTTGTTGCATTGGGTGTTGCATATTTACATAAGGATCATTCCATGCATAGCCTCCATCTTGCATTTTTCTTTTCTTCTTTACTTTACCTCCGCATTTATACTGATCAGGTTTTTCTTTTTTAAGTTCATTAATGCCTTTGATGATTTCTAGGTATGGAGATCTTGAAGCTTTATTTCCTTCAATTGCTAAAGTTGCAAAAGCATCATTTTCTCTGTCTGTAACTTTATAAGTAGACTTAAGTTTAGATGCTAGATCTGCTGGTGTAAATTTGTTAGTGTTCATAAAGTCTAGGAATTTAATTTCTTTTGGGGCAGAGCTTACTTCTGTTTCTGAATACTCAATAGGAGTATATCCTAGAGATATGTCATTTAAGTCTACACCTTTAAATTTTTTATTTTTATATAGTGTTAATTTTGGATCACGTGAAAATATGTATGCACCTTCAGGAAGAAGTTCTGTAACTTCATCATCCTTCATGTGCTTATGTCTTTTTTTAGCTTTTACTGGAGTAATAGTTCCATCTTCAAATGCTATATACTCACCTACTTCTGCTTGTAGTGGAACCATTTCTGGACTTTCTACTTCTCCACCTTCTTGGTATTTCATTGGAATTTCAGTAACATAAGATGCTCCAGGGAAATTGTAATTATTTCCTGGCATCATCATTCTTCTTTGTCCATTGTTTCCTATACCCATAACAGGAAAAGGAGTATTTCTCATTGTAATTTGATTAGAAGGAATTATGTTATAAGGATTATTCATTGAAGGATAACCAGGAGTATATCCTGTAGAATTTATCATACCTCCTTTTTGTTTTTGATATTGATCATAAGCTTGATAAGTATCTGAAGCTTTTCCTGCTAAAGAGGCCGCTTGCATGGTATTTGTAAAATTATTTAAAGATCGAACTTGTCTACTAGTTTTAGCTAAAGTTGAAAATCCTTTAGCTGTTTTTCCAATTTTACCAAGTAAAGGTAAAGCACCTACTATCTCTAAATATGTTTCAGGACTCATTCCTGATTTTTTATATGATCTATATACATCATCATAAGAAGAAATACCAGTAGGGTCAACTATTTCAAGAATATTTTCAAGATTAGAATCTGGTTCAATCGCCCCTCCTTTTTGATAACCATAAAACCCTTGTTCTGCAGTAAGATCTTGTTTAGGTTTATTAAGATAATCCATGTATCCTTGTTGCCCTTGCATTAAACCCATTAAAGGTCCTGCCATAGCCTGAAACTGAGCAAAGTTATTTACATTACTATCTATTTTAGCTTTTTCAGCTTCATACTGTGTAGTTTTAGCAGTATTTCTCCTATCTACTCTATCATTGGAATAATGATCAAATCCAGAATTAAGAGTATTAGGTCCTGTAGTAGGTGCAAACCCAAACATGCTATTACCACTAGAATTCACATTTCTAAAGTTATTAAAAACATTAGGATTGTTTGAATTATACTGATTTTGATACTGTTCTAATACAGGAGCCGTTGGAGTATTAGTATTTATATAATTCTGTTTACTTTGTTCTAACGTATTTGTAAACTGATTTATATCTTGTTGCATAGAAGAAGGTAACAAGTTTGACCATCCTCCTGATTGATATCTTCTTCTATTCTGTAATCTTTTGCGCATTAGTAATGATGTTCTTAGTGTAAAGTTTTAAACTTGCAAATTTATCAAAAATAAATCTATATGTAAAGTAATTATCAAAAAGTATTCTATTTTCATACGATACTTTATCCAGAGCTTTGAAATATTGTATATTTGTAGGAGACACATCTGGTAAACATGTATCATTATAATTTACAATAGGTAAATTAGAGTCACCAGTAAAGTCATAAAGCTCATTAAATCTCCATTGATTAGCTTTCCATTGTACTTCTATCTCACCTTTTCTCTCTTTTAACTTATCATATTGATTTTCTTGATCCCTTTGTTCTAGATTAATATATCCTGTAGTCTGATGAGTATTCCTTAACCAGACTTTATTGAAGGTTTCTCTCTTAAAAAGGTTAAGTCTATCACCCTCTCTGGCTTCTGTATTTAATATAGTACCTTTGTATTTGATACCAGCAATTTCACTAGAAGGCTCTCTTGATGTAAACTCTAATATATATGGGTAATAAGTTCCATAATATGTTTGGTAACTGTCATTATTATCATGTATCCATATAGAGTTACCATTAGAAGTGTACATATGATCTCTATCCCATATATAGAATTGAGGAATATATGAATGATAGGATATCCAATTCTTTCTACGTAGATCATAAGATAACGTGAAAGAAGAATTTCCATCAGATTTAGTTATTAAAAATCTATTTAACCTGGGATCCAATCCTAAAGAGTAATAATTACTACCTGGGACCTTTTCTTGTAGACAATCTTTCTTATTGCAGAATTGAATATAGTCTTTAAAGAAATTGAACATTCCTGCTGCAGATATTTCCTCAATACCTTCTGCATATCTGTATACCTTTTTAGCATCATAATCTACCCAGAAATATCCTAAAGAAGTATTTATACTATGATTAGGATCTGATAAACCTGCATACCCTTCTACAATACCATCAAATAAAGGCATAGGTTCACTAAGTAATCCCGCTTGTCCTAATAAGAGCTCTCCTGTAGAGGAAGGTATAGTTTGTTTACCATACTGCAGCACATACATGTTATCAGTAGTATGAGCTATAAATTGATTTTTAACTACTAACAGTTTCTTAAGCTTTCCAGAATTGGCAGGGATAGTTAATAACTGATTAGCATTAAAACTCTTATAAGAATCTGTTTCTGAAGTTAATATTTGTTTATTAGAATAATATATTTCATTATTTGTAAAACTATCACAATCATCACAGTCACAAGTATTGTAAGGTTCTGGCATTCCATAGAATACTTCAGTATCATTTATCTTAGAAAAGTCATTACAGTAAGCATGATAATTATCTTCAAAGTTAGTTATCTGACATCCACAATCAGAACCTTCTTCATCTGTTTTACATTGTGGAATACCTACCATCTTATCTAAATAATCATTAGTAAATACTTGCTTATTAAGCATGTACCACATAGCATACAACATAGGAAACTCTACTAGATTCCCTACAAATTCTGTTCCAGATGCTATATCAAATAAATTATCAATTCCTAACATAGGAAAGATAATATTTATTAAAGTTCGTATAAGAACTTTTTTAGCTACAGACCATTTAGAAGGTTGTTCTAACCTACAATAAAATCTATTGATAAAAGATTCTTCCCATGCATGAGTCTTTAACTGATAAACATCAGAATCTAACTGTAAAGGTCTTATATCAGGATAAACTACTTCTCCATTTTCTCTGGAACCTATAGCCCTATAAGCAGGGTTAACTTCAAATTCTCCCCAATATATAATTAAAGTCTTTACAACTTTTGGAAAATAATAATCAGTTTCAGGTCCTTCAGCAGCTATTGATAATTCTCTTTTTTGAATTCTTCTATTAGGAGAATGTAATCCAGCATAATTCTTGGCATCAGCAGCATCTCTTTCTTTAGGTAAAGTTGTATGCACCCATGTTCCAAGTTCTGCTAATAAAATATCCTCTGGAGGATCACAAACGGATCTTTCTTCCTTCTTTGTAACTTCATAACCTACTGCAGCCTGTCCTCCAGGGATATCAAATTTATTACCTACTTTGTCAGATACAAAACCAGTTCTTCTGAAAGTATAAGGTCCAATAAAAATGTCCCCCACAGGACCTTGTATTGAAGAACCTTGGTTTTTGCTAGCTTGTAAAAGTGGTATATATACCAAACCAGTTAAGTCTCCATACTGATTGGGTAAGTCTCTTTTTAATGTTACATAATGAGCAGCAGCCTTTTCAATAGGTACTGCGTGATCAAATACATCACCTATAAAACTATTATCTGAACTAGAAGTCAGACCTTTAGTTAATGCTGGTAATGTACCATCAATCCATACAGAAGATTCTCTATACTTATTCATTAAAGGAATAACTCCTCCTTTAGGAGGAGAAATAACTGAATGAGCTCTTGCGTATGTTTTATATTTTGGTTCAATAATATTTCTAGAAGCTGGAACATATTTATTTAAATTTATAAATTGTCTAGTTCCTGCTTGATCTATTCTTGTTCCATAATATTGATCATCAGGTTTTTTACCTTCAGCATATAAACCATATCTAAAACCTTCTCCATAATATTCTAATTCAGGAATAACCTGAGTGAAGTTTAATGCTAATTTTCTAGTATTAGTATCTAAAGAATGAAAATTAAATGATCCCCCATCTAGATCAGATCCATAAAGTCTAGAACCATTTACATCTATATTCCTATCAACTCTTTCTTTGGAATTAACAGCATGTCTTGGAAAGGCATAATACTTGTCATTGTTAGTTGCAAGAAATGTTTTAGTTGCTAGACCTTTTGCTATGATAGTTTTATTAGAGTCTGTTCTTTTTACATATAATATAGTAAAAGGATTATCGCTATCTAAAGGTTTAGACAATTCTTCTTTAGAAGGAAACTCTATGTTATCAAATCTTACACCTAATAATCTTACATAAGCATCAGATAAAGGATCTGCTTCTGGAGTTATCTTGGAAGGTACACCTGTACTCTTAGAAATATAGTGAGGTTTCTCATATGTATCTGGGAACTTGTGGTGCTTTATTGGAGTACCAGCTAAACTTCCATATATATATTCTCCTTGGCAATTTTTAAAATCAGGATATACTAAATCTTTTTCAAGTTCAGGTCTCGTATTTCCATAAGATTTAATCTTAGGATTATCTCCTGTAAGGTTTACTCCATTAGCATCATAATACTGAGAACCAAATTTAGTAGGCTTTAATCCATCTAAACCATTATCAGCTATAGCTTGAAAGATATCTCCATCAGTTCCTGAAGTATCTTCATAGCTAGTTTCATTATTTACTTTTATTTTCTGTTCCTGATATTTTAATCTCTCTCTATTTTCTACAGCTTGTATAATCTTAGCTGCACCTTCTTTAATTTTAGTAGGAGTAAGAGTTGTTGGAAATTCATCTAAACCTTCAGAAGCTCCATACTTTGCTAACAGATCTTGGTATTTACCAGATACTTCCTCTACTCTAGCCTTTTCTTTATTACAAGCTTCTTGACCTTTAGAACATTCTTCACAAGTACTTAAAGCTTCACAAACATCACTCATTTCTACTTCCCAAGCTTTTATTAAGTCTGCTATGGGTTGATATACTTCACCTTGAGGATTTGCTACAGTATCATCAATAGGACTTCTGGTTCTTTCATACTTACCTTCTTGGGTAACTTGAAAAGTATTACCTGAAGATCCTGCATTAGAACTTTGTCCACTAGAAGCATTAGAGTTTGCTCCAGCTCCAGCAGAAGCTGGTATATGGAATACAGGAGTAGAGGTTCCATCACAATAATTCCACTTAATACCATAAGCATAAGTCTCTCCTCTCATGTGAGATTTTAAACCTAAGCGTTTAGCTTCTTCCCAGGTATATTCATATTCTACCCAGTTAGTTTCTATCTCATTAGCTCTTCTCTGATAGTCAAGATTCTTTATTTGCTTTATGTTATAAAGATAGAGTCTTCCATCTTTCTGCATTAGGTCTTGACCCTGTATGTATGTATTTTTCTTTATAAGAAGTTCTGATATATCAATAGGCTCTCCCTCTGTACCATAATAAGTATAAGAAGTTGATCCAGCATTGTAATGTAGGTGTGCTAGTCTTCTAGCACTTGTTATTCCTCCAGAAGTTATAATTACTGCTAGTTCAATAGCATCATATTTACAATCTAAGGAAGATATGTTTATTTCAATGTACCCTTCAGATCTTTCTCCACATACATTATTTTCAGATCCTATATAAACAGGATCTGTCACATTATTCCAATTAGAATAATTATTATCTCTATCTTTTAATCTTCCTACAAATTGATAAGCCCCTTGTGGAACTTGTCCACCTTTATCATAAGATATTGGAACAATCTTAGGAGTTGCTACACATTTAAATACTCTGAAATAATCACAAGTTCTGTCTGAACATTGTTTCTTCTCTTCTTTAATAGTATCTTTCAATGCTTGTTTCCTTACAGGATCCAGCATCTCATCAATGTTTAACCAATAATATTGACATCCTGATGACCAATATACAAAAAGATCATCACATGGAAACATTGTTTTAAATTCTCCATATATCCACTCACACTCTTTAAATCCCCAATCACAACCAAACTCTGTATCAGAAGCAATAAACTTAGAACTGCAGTCTTCATGTGAAAGAAGATGTAGTTCACCATTTTTTAAAAATACTAAAGTAGCATTTCTATCTTCTATATAAGAAGAACCTACTATAGTCTCACCATAATCATGGCATAGTCTATTAGAAGATTCATTAGAAATATATCCTACTTGATTATAATCATCTATTGTAGCATTTAATGCATACTCATAAGTTTCATTATTTTTTGCATCAGGATGAGTATCTCTATCTAAATGTTTAAATGTATTTGATATTAAAATATCTCTACTCATTATCTAGGATTATATGTTTGATTAGGATATTTATATATATTTGCTTTGGAACTTCTGTATAATTCATTTTCATAATTATAAAAAGGAATTATCTTGTGTATGAAAGATTTTACAAATCTGTTCCAAACATCGTAGTCTGGTATTTGTAATTCTGCTCTAGCTCTTGAAATAAACTTTTCTCTAAGTTCCATTGCTTGTTGCCAAGCAATTCTAGTACCTTGAGAAAAATCTTCCATATATTTTCTATATAACATCTTCTCTTGAATGTACCATGCTACAGCTTCAATAGCTACAGGCTCATTAGGTATCATTAAATATCCATCTTCATCTATAGGTTTAGAAAAGTAAGATAACAAGATAGTTCCTTCTTGGAAATTAACTATAATGTTAGGATAAGATATGGTATATTCTATTTCACAATCTACATTTAAATTTGCACATTTACCAATATGATAATCATTGTTAGCAAAAGAACCTGTAGCAGGTTTCATTAATCTAAACTCAGGATGGTAAATAGAATACTTTCCTCCATTAGCATTAGTGTAATTGAAGAAATGTTTCATATAAGCTACCTTGTGTTCAGGATGAGAGTTTTGCCATAATCTATCTGCATTAACAATAATATCTCTACTAGAACAGTGATCAGTGTCTTCTGAACATTTAGGACATTCTAAAGTAACTTCTAAAGAACATCCCATTTGTCTATCTGTAAATGCAACAACTTCTTCTCTTAAGTGATCAGAACATTTTTCATCTTGTTTATATGCTGCTTGAACTATAGTTTTAAAACCTGTAGGTAATTGGGCCTTGTAGTTTCTTACCTCTATTAAAGAAATCTTATGTATAAATTGTTCATCTGTAATAATTCTTGAAGTAGCATCATTAGCCCAAGCTATAATATCATTTTTATCTAGTTCACCTTGGTGACCAGATAATCTTAAATATTCTTTTACTGCAGCCTTTACTGATATTAATTGAGTATTCATTTTTATGTTATAAAGTTCTTAGAGAAATTCTATAGAAACTTATGTTTAAAGTTTTATTATATAAAATATATTCTCCATCAAAATAAAATTCGCCAGTTAAGAGAGGGTCTTTAGAAATAAATCTATTGCCATACTTAACAATAACTCCTGAAGAAATTATTTCTACAACTTCGGAATGTCTTTTCATCATATAATACTTAGAACCATTTGTAAGATTAAACTGTACATCTGGTAAAGTATCAGATACTAAATATTCTCCTTTTATCTCATCGTAGTCTTTAACAGGTTCTAAACCTTTCTTTTCACATGATGTAAAGAATGTAAAGAACAATAATAAACTTGCTGGTAAAAGAGAAACTATTAAGTATTTCATATTGATGTATAATCTTTCATGGTAGGATCATTTGCAGAATCTTTAATAAACTTACATAAACCTCTTGCACCTATTATATAATCATTGCCTCTGTTAGGTTTAAATTCATATAATTTAGCATCTTTCAAATACCTGCTAATATTCCACTTGAAGAAATAATAATAACCATCAGTGTGAAGATTTAACAAGTATTTTATTTTACCAGTTTCATTGTAATATTTCCAATCAACTTTCTTTTTAGAATTCTTTTCTGGGATGTGATGCCTTGCAATAAATATTCTACCAATGTTTCCCATTCTATAAGAATATTTTTTTCTAATAATTATATTAGATAATTCCCAAAAGAATTCTTTCAATATAGTCAGATACTTATCACGTGGTAAATCTCCAGTATAAGTTTCATAAGCATCAACTAATGTCCAGGATTTTTTCATAATTATTTCAATGGAGTTTGTGTAGGACTTACATCATCCTGACTGTTGTTTACAATATCTTGCACTTGCTGTTGTGCTCTAAATAAACCTTGATAAGCTATATCATACATTAAAGGTATGAGATCAGAATCTAAAAGAAACTCTTTTTCCATAGGATCAAAACATGGATCTACTTTGTCATCACATGAAGGAAACTTATATACATTAATAGGATCTTCAAATATTGCAGTGATAGTTATAAAGTCTTTATGTATGTCATTATAGACATATATAAAAGCTCCTTCACCAGTATTTTTTATTGTATAATAAGGTCTGATTCTTTCTGCTTCAAATCTTGAATTTCTTAAATCTTCAAATCTTTCCCATTGCAGGAAATCATAATTAATATTCCCCGTTATAGAAGATACAGATTGTATCTTTATAAAAGAAGGGATAGCATACTTAGTTTTTAAAAATGTGCAGCCAGATTGTGGGGCGCATGGGCATTCATGTAAATCAACTTCTCGTAGTCCAATACAAGGTATAGTTTGATAATTAAATTTAGAAAGAGAATAACCCCTTTCTCTCAATTTCTGAGAAAGAAGTCTAGCTCTAAATCTTAATAAGTGCCAATATAGATATTCTAAGGAATATAAATTTTCATCAGATATTAAATTCTTATCAGCAATTATATGCAGGAAAGAAGATATTACTTCTCTGTTAGTATTGTTTATTATTTTTTCCATTATTCACATAATAAAAAGGTCCCATAAAAACTTTACAGGACCTTTTCTTTTAACAAAATTAATTATATCAAGAGTATTGCTTATTATTAAAATAGAATCTATCATTATGCCACACTATAGGTTGTACATGATATCCTCCTAATTCATCAATGGTTACAATTGCAGATGCATTCTTCCAAGAAGCTTTCATTGCTTTAGTAGCATATCCAAAAGCAGGACTATCAACATCCCCTCCCCATCCTAAATTCCAAGCAGAAGTATTACCCTCACAATACATCTGTAATCTATGCGTATGAAAAAATAACATTGAAGTTCTAAATAAATCCATATTCTTTTTAGTAACATGGATAGAACAGTTTTCACCGTGCACTACTTCTAAATGTTTTCCTAAATAAGCTACAGCAGCTTTCCAGTCTTCTTGTACTATGTACCCTCTATCTTTCAAGCGTAAAGCCACAGTAGGATTTACTAATGCATTACCATATTTAGAACTATCTATCTTGGCAACGTGTCTCCAAAAACGATCTTCATGATTACCATAAAGATAATGTTTGATTTGCCAATCATTACATCTATCTAATAAATCTAAAGACTTATTACCTTCTTCATATTCCCATCCTAATGTTACACCTTCTAATGGTTTCTTACCAACTTCATGAGCAGAAACAGAATTCATATCCATATAATCCCCTGCTAAAACTAATCCAGTAGGTTTTATTTCTGAGTATAAATTCAATAATGCATTAAAGAACTTTGTATTATGAAAAGGTACATGGGTACATCCCATAATAGCATATGTTCCAGGTGTAAAATCTCTATGAGATTGTTTGTCTGCTTTCCATGCTAAGAACTCTTGGAACTCTCTAGTCTCTACAATATTCTTTTGAGGCTTATAATAATTCTCAGATTCATCTTCTTCAACTATTTCCTCTTCAGTATTTGTATTTTCTAGTTCATCTTTTATACAATTAGGTTCCCAAAGACCTTCTATTGAACCTGTTTTTATAAACCATCTCCAATAATCATTAGCTTGCTTATCATTCTTAAAACCATATTCTTCAGCATATTCTGCCCAAGATTTTGTTCTACCGTTGTAGAAAATTTCTTTAATTAATTCTGATCTCTTTGACATAAAAGTTTAATTTTGTTGGTACAAAATTAAACAATAATATGTTACTAAACAAGCAATTAATTAAATTTATGGTTTAGTATACGTTTTAATAAAGGTACAAACTTTACCACTATTAGTCTTAAATTCCACTTGATAACTTTCAGCACTACCTACATCTCCTACATTCAAGTTAGCAGGTGCATTAACATAAGTACCATTTATTCTCCTATATTGTATAGCAAATGAAGCATTATTTTTAACAGCTTCAAACTTTACACTATCTCCAGAATAAGTAGGCGTAATTGTTAATTCACTCTCTATTGTAGAACAAGGATCACCAGTAGTACAAGTACAGTTATTAAATACCCAAGATTTAGCTTGAAGAATTATATTGGATAATTCACTATAAACAGAAGCTTTAAAATCTGGGGAAGTTTTAGTTCCACACTTTACCCTAATTACATACTTACAACTTCCACTTCCAGTAAGGTTTGTAGATTTTGTAATAGTATAAGTATTAGGAATAGTCAAGTTTGTAAACTGTGCAGCAATTTCTACTCCAGCATCAGAACAAGAATTCTCTTGGTTATATAAAATAATTACATCACATGTTCCAGCAGATATAGGATCAATAGTAGAAGTTTTACCGCAAGCAGCTTGGCATTCTTCCATTGTACCATAAAATGCTCCAGAGCATGCTTCTGTAATTAGTTTGTAAGTACATCCAGTTCCTGAACAACAGTATCCATAAACTTTTTCAAGTTCTTCAGTGCTAGAACCTGTGGAACTACCCCCAGAAGAAGACCCCCCTGCCCCTGAAGAAGTACCTCCAGAACTTCCATTAGAAGGGGCAGAGAAGTTTGATAATTGATTACTTAGTTGCTGTACACTATTGCTAGTGGAGCTAACTTTATTCTCTACAGATGCAACAGTAGAACTTAATTTAGAAAGGTCAGATACAATAGGATGTACTTTCCCTTGTGCAATATTTTCTGCTGTTGGAGCAACTGTTAACTTGTTTATTTCTTCTTTTAAAGATACGACCTCTGCATATAACTTATTGAAAGCTGACACTATGTCAGTACCTGGAGGTACATTTATAGAACCAGACACATTGACATTAGTAAGTTTATTAACTTTATTTTTTAAAGATAAAATACTATTGTCAAATATGTTATTTACTTCAGTCTGTGTTTTTGGAGAATTATTACCTACTTTCCTTACTAGAAAAGTATCTGTAATATCACTACCCTCTGGAATTAAAGGAACAGATATTTTATATATATGCTCACCTTGTGTAGTTAAGACTATAAATTCTGCAAATAGAGTAGCTGGAAAATTATTTGGAAGAAGAGTAAATCCTCCATTTAATTCTTCACTAGAAACTATCATTGATTTATAACCATTATTAACTCCTTCCACATAAACTTTAGAAACTAAAACGTTTTCTTTAGGAAGATTTTTAGTAGCATATGTAACTAATACATTGCTACTACCAGGTTTGGTAATGACATTAATGCTAACATCAGATGCTTCCAAGTCTAATAAACTAACAGATTTAATACTGTTAGTATTTAAAGTAGTATCCGTATTATTTACAGCATTAGCAACAGGTTTGCTACTATTTTTAATAGCAGAAACTTCTGTTATTAATTTGTCTAATACAGTAGACAAAGAAGTATCTTTTTGAATATTCAAGTCAGAGTTACTCTGACCAGTATATTTTACATACTGGTCAGAATATTTTTCTCCAAATAAACGGGTATCCATGTTTATTAAATCGTAAAGTTAAGTAATGTTTTGAAACATTTATCTTGGCAAGCTGGATCTGCAGGATTACTAAATACAGCCATGAAACACATTGTTCCATCTGGATCTGTATCTATAGTATCTATACATGCAATTCCTCCACTAGCTGCAATAGAGCCTGATCCTACTGAAGTATAACCAGTGGTATTACAATTTATACCATCAGGACAAGCAGAAACTATTGTACTAGCTTTTCTCCAAACTTCGTAATCTAATGGAATAGCAGAGTTATTTATTAATTTAACTTTTGCATAACCAGTATTAGGATCTCCAGCACAATCAATTTCACCTCTATGGTAAGCTTCTACATCAGTAATACATTCTACTGCACTACAATCTGGGGAGTTTAATGTGATACAAGTTGTTTCACAAATTCCAGAAGTGATTACTACAGAGTATTGATCACCAGGTGATTGTTGATTTACAGCAGGGATTGGAATTTCAACAGCTCCAGAACCTATTGCAGCATCAATAAATAACAATCCAGTTCCATCACAATCTCCTCCTTCATATACTTTAAGATTGTATACTCCAGGATATTGACCACCTGTTACAGAGTTTATTACTAATTTATGAGAAGTACCATTACATACAATACCTTGAGTATCAAGATTGATAGGCACAAGACAAGTACATGCAACATTCACTTCTACAAAATCTGTACAACCTCTAGCATCAGTAACTTCAAATTTCCACAATCCATCTGGTAAATCACTTACTTCATATTCATCATTTAAAGCAACTGTAGTACCATATAAAATATGTCCACTTGAACTATCTCCTAATGCTGCAAAGTTTTCAGTAGAAACAATAACACCATTTCTATATGACTTTACACTATATGGAGAATTAGCATTATTAATCCAAAGTTTAGTTTGAACATTTGGAGCACAATCAGAATTGTTAGAAGGGTATGGTCTTGAAGCGTTGATATCTGCAGGATTTAATGAACAAGCTAAACCTTTTTGTAAAACAATAGTAGTAGTTCCTGTACAACCATTAGCATCTGTTGCCTTGATAGTATAAGTTCCATCTGATAAATCATTAACATTAAATACTAAAGGATATGTAGCAACTCCAGTTTGTTCTCTAACGGTAACATTTGACGGATTTATTAATTCTACATCATAAGGAGAAAGTCCATTTCCTAAGATAGCAGTAACGTTAACTTTTTCTGTACCTATAGTACTGTCATAAGTAGCTGCAATAGAAATTGTAACTGCAGGACAATTATCAACTTCCATGTTTACAGGACCTGCTGTACATCCATAATTGTCTACAGATTTTACAGCATAGATTCCATTTGCTAAAGGATTGTTAAATACTTCAGAAGATGTTCCTGTATGAACTAAAACATCATCCACATAATATTTGTAAACATTTCCACTAGCTCCTGGTAATACACTAACTGTAATATTTTCTGTAGTAGGATTAAAGATAGGGTTAATCAAATCTGTACCACCACTAGTACAACAGTTAATAGTAACTGGAGTTTCATTTACACAAGAAGAACAAGTTGTTTTCACTACATATAAAGTATTAGGGATCATTCCAGCAATTGTAGCAATTCCATTTACATTAGTAGTAGTTGTAGCTATTGGACTTCCAGATACTTCTGATAAGTATAGTTCTACAGTACATCCTGCAATTGGAGCATCACCTCCTGTAGCAACACTCATAATAAGAGTATCACAGTCGTAAGTTACTTCTACAGGTATTCCAGGAGTAAGTGTTCTTGAATATTTACAATTAGGATCTTGAGAACTTTCCAAAGTAACCTTAGTTAATGGAGTACTAGATGTAAAAGTGTAACCAATAACTTCAGAACCTAGATTATATTTAAATTCTCTGTTATCTACAACACCACTTGCATCATAAAGTTTCAATATCCATTTAACTTGAGAACTTACTGGACATTTTGTACAAGAAGGATTTAACAAACCATTTAAAGGGCAGTTGTTAAAAATATCTGTCAATGTAAATTTAGTTCCACAATTTGTAATTGTATAATCAAACTTATCCATATTGTAATCTCCAGTTAATTCTGTAGGACAAACTAAAGCTTGTAATGGTAAAGTGTCAGATACACAACCACAATCTGTTTTAGCACTATAGTAATATCCAGAACAGAAACCTTCTGTACAATCTGAAATATAATTAAACCAAGTTGTACCTCCATCATTAGCATAAACTTCATGTACCTTTTCAGAAACATTATTTATACTAGTTCCTCTATACCATGTAAATAATGGAGCTCTACAATCTTTAGATTTAATAAATCCAGATTCATTTAATCCTACATTTAATTTATCATATTGTTTAAATGTAAGAGTATTGTTATTAGCTCTGTAAGTACACTGGTTAGGTAATTCAATATTTGTTTTCTGAGTAAAGTGGAAAGAATAACTTAACACTTTAGGATCATATCCTTTACTTGGTAAAGTAAATGTAAAAGTTAATTTATTGGTTGCACCATTAAAAGAACCTGTACTTGAAGTAGATCCTGAATATTGAACACCATCTATAATATAATAGTATTTAGCCTCACCTTTGATTGTTCCAAATAAAGGAAAATCAATAGCATCAAGAGGTAAACCACCTTTATATAATGTAGCAGTAAAAACATAATCTTTAGCTGGTACTTGTAAGATAGTAGAAGTAGTAGTTCTGATTTCAGTAAGTTCAGTTTTAACTTCTAACTCTGCACAATTACAACATTGAGCTTTGGACAATGATGCTTTTAATGTACACTCTTCTTTAGTAAGAGCAAATGTTTGAGAACAAGTTTTTTCTAAACCTTCACATTTACCACCTACACAATTACAGTCTTCAGAATTAAAACATTCATTACAAGCAAATGAACTACAAGAAACGCAATTACCTTCATAACAAGTACATCCAGGACCACAATCTGCAGATGAAGTACATACTCCATTACATTTAGGAACTGCTACGCACTTATCATTAGTACACTTGCAACCCAAAGTAGAAGCACATTCATCACATGAAAGTTTATCACAAGATACACAATTACCATCTTTACATCCACAACCCTGACCACAATCAGAACCATTTTCACAAGGACCTGAACAAGGATCTCCTTGACAAGTACTTCCATAACATTTACAACCATCTACATTTGCGCAATCTTCATTAGCACAATTAAGAGAATCACAAGGTATACAAGTATTATCTTTGCATCCACAATTAGGTCCACAATCTGCTCCAGATAAGCAAGGTTTATTACAAGGGTTAGGAACACAATTTCCACCATTGCAATAGCAACCTTCTCCACATTGGGAACTGTCACTACAAGTTCCTTCACATTTAGAACATATACAAGTTGTAGAATTATATCTTACACAAGAAGATGTCCTATCACATGTAGGATTATTACAATCACAAATCTCTACACACTTATCATTGATACAAATAGTTCCATCAGGACATACTCTAGGTTGGCAACCTCCTGCAACACATATATCACAAGTGTTACAATCAGTATCTAAAATACAATCAGGTTTAGGAACACAAGTGTTCAATGCAATGTTATAAATATAACCTTCACAACAATCACAAGTAACACCTTTGCAACAATTTCTACCATCACTTCTACCTTGGCAATGACCAGAATTTAAACATTCTACGCAATCTCCAGTAGCAGGATCACAAGATGCATCACATGCTTTTCCTACACAAGTACCTTGTAAACATACTTCACATTTACCACATTGTGCACCAGAAAGACATTCAACGCATTCACCTCTTTCATTTATAAAGTTTTTACCAGCTGGACATTGACATGTACCATCTTTACAAACTTTACCTAAAATACAATCAGTGTTATAAATACATTCTACACAATCTCCGTTATTACAAAGACCATCACATATTTTAACACAAACACCATTCTCACACTTCTCACATTGATCACAATCTGCAGAAGTATCACAAGGGCAGATGGTGAAAGGTTTAGGAGGACACTTTCCACAATCCTCACAAATAATTTCACCAGTTACGCATCCATTAACACCATCAGGAATAGTGATAGTTATACAACCATCTCCATTCTCTGGACAGGGAACAGCTTGTCCTTCCCCAGTTATAAAAATCACTTTAGGATTTTTACAGGAAGTAGAACCATCCATTGGATTTTTTACACAATAAACATACTCTTTAATCATCTTTTTTAATTTAATACTCTCTTATAAATTTTTGAACATTTGGTTTATCAATTAGGAATTCACAACTAACATCATATAATATATTTTTAAATTTGAAATCGCATAAATTATGTGAACTATTCTTGCTTTTTATTATTGGACAATTTCCATCTATGTCAAATTTCAAACCGCAAGAATATGCTTCAGCAATAAGATTATGTTTCACATTACATTTATTTACTAACTTGTTATATAGTTTATAATTTAAATCACATGAAGGAATATCTTTCACAAGTTTGTCAAATTGTAATTTACATTCTTTACTAGAAACAACATTCTTCTCAAATTTTACTTCACATTGTTTTGAATATACAGAAAGTCCAGCAATTAAATCACAACTAATATTTTTACTATATATATCAAAAACAAAATCACAACCTTTTTTAATTTCAATTTCTAAAGAAAGATCTCCACAAACTTTATAAACCATTTCTTCCCATCTCTCTCTTGAAATGCAATATGGATTTTCAGTATTCCAAGATTGTTGATTAGATTTATCTATTATTAAATCTTTTCTATCTAAGTAATTACAATCTACAATTCTAGTTAAATCTTCTTTAATAAAATTTATATCAGATAAACATAAACAGTTTGTAAACTTATTACTATTTTCTAATACCCATTTCTGTAAAGAGATTTTGCTTATTAAAAAATCTGGATCATTTTTACAAACAAAACCATATTTTAATTCATTTATTTTACAATTACTTAATTCAGTAATTTTTAATTTAGCTTTATAAATTAAATCTCTAACATCAATGTTAGTACATATATCTTTACAACATTTATTGCAACATTCTCTCATCGTTATTTATTTACAATAGTATCTGTCACATCTACAGCATAATTGCCATTTATGTAGCCATTATTAATGTTGTATGTTATATTACAAGAATCTGGAGTGGAACTATTGTTAAATATATCGCCATTATTTATATTATAACTTATATACCCAAGATTAGCATTTCCGTTAATAATCCCATTGTTATTATTATATGTTATATATCCATCTCCAGGTGTACCATTTCCGTTAGTATTTGCGGATATGGTGCCAGAATTACCGTTAAAATTTATGAATCCGTTATTATTATTATTGTCTATAGAGCCTTTATTACTGTTAAAGGTTATGCTAGTGACTCCAAGAGATGTATTTGAATCATACATGTTTGCTAATATAGAGCCTTTATTACTATTGTTAGTTATAGAACCGCCAAGAACATTAAGCCCTATATCTCCTTCGCACGTATTGTATTCTATTACACCTCCTATGCAATTTTCATATATTGCTCCATTTATTAAATGGTTCCATACAATAGACGCATGATCTTCAATAGACCCGTTAGTAGGGTTATTCCAAACCCCTATACAAAAGTTATCGCTAAAATAATGAGCACCCCCAATAAACCCCCAATTCCAATCTGAAATATCAACAGGATTGAAATTAAATGGCTTATCATTATCAAATTCTATTCCAAATTTATTGTTCTTCTCATCCCACTGTGATGATATCCAATCATTCTCAAAATCATAATAAACACCAAATAATTTTGGAACATACTCATGATTTGTAAAAGTGGCTTTGGGTATAACTTCCCATTCGGCAGATAAGGTAATATCATCTACTTTAAATCCTATATTATTTTCAGCAATACAAAATCCACCAACACACTCAAATCCAGGTCCACATGGGTTTTCTATGTCGCAAACACTGCCATCAACGGGATACGCAACTCTTCTCCATACCAAACCACCCCATATCACTAAATCACCTTCGTTTATTATAGTAGAGTTTTGTGTAAAATACTCTGCATTATAAACACCTAACCAAGTATTTCCAAAAGAATCTGGAAAACCAGGCGTGGTAAGGCTATTATATCCTAATTCATTATGCCCTGCTGGCATTAGCATCTTTCTTACACCTTCAGGGTTTAACTCTGTATTAGAAATTGCTTCAAACCATAATCCTAAATCACCTCTATCTGTTATTTTATATGTTGCTCCTTTTATTAATTCACCATTAGTAGCTAATAGTTCAATTTCAGTTCTTGTTACTTCATAGTAACAACAACCATTCTCTACGCTACCATTAGCGCAACAACATTTTCTGTTTAACTTCTTAAGTAATGTCTGTTGATCTTTGAGATCAGATAATGTTATTAATCCCATTTAAGGCTTGTTTAAAACAGATCTTAATATCCATCCATCTTCAGTATGATATGAACAAAAGATTACTGCATCATTTAAAAATAATATTCCTTTTTCATCAGCGCAAGCTGGTAAAGGAAATCTATCATTAAGGTTTAATTCTTCTTGTGTCAAGTTTTGAGTATTACCATTCTCGTCTATGTAATAGTAAGATATGGTTGCTTCTCTATAATGAGGTTGTACTTTACACTCACATGAGCATGGAGAATTTTTTTCTAATGCAATTATTCTTTTTAACAAATCTGCTATGTCTAACACAATTTGTCTAATTGCATCTTGTAATCTTTTAATTTCTTCCCACATTTATTTAATATATTTTCTATCTGTTAATTTTTCTCCACACCACTTATCGTTATATCTTCCTTTAAGTGCTATGAACTGTCCAGAGATAATTGGTATATGAGGATTTTCCCACCAGTACTCAACTAATCTTCTAATCTGGAATGCACCTTTATACTGAGGTCTAATAAATCTTGCAAAGTTTTCATTAGTATAATAACTAAAACTATGCATGTTATAAAACTTTTTATGAGTAGGATCTGCAATTGCACCTCCTCCATCTATACAATTCATTGAAGGAACTTCAAATATTAAAAATCCACCAGGAGCTAATACTCTATAAGCTTCATTAAAAAAGTGAATAGGGTTTTCCAAATGCTCTAATAAATGATAAGCTCTAATTACACCTACACTATTTTCTGCAAAAGACCATTGCTTTTCAAGATCCATTATATAATCAGCATCAAGAAGATCTACAGAGGAATATCCTTTAGGACAATTAAACCTTCCACCTAAATCTATAGTTAAAAGATTATTATCTTTTGACCACTTTAAATACATCTCTTCTGAATGCTTTACATAATTCTTATCTACTTGGGTTTGAATATCAGCATTTCTACCATTCTTTCCACAAGTATTATTATCATGAACTCTATAAAGATATATGCATTCGTTTAAATGCTTAAAACCCTTCTCACCATATTCTTTATAAAATCTACATACTAAATCATGATCATCCCCAACTTCTATAGATTTGTCATAACCTCCTATGTAATTATAAGCATCTTTTTTAAAAGCTCTAATATGGTTTGCAGCCCATTCTATTCTTGCATGATATTGAGGAGTATTTGGAAATCCAATTAATTCTGATAACTCAGTCTGTAATTGATTAGAATAATAAGGTCTTGTTTTCCACCCAAAATAAGCAGAATATATAGGACTTGTTATATTACCATTTTCAATTTTAAACTGAGCGCTGTTACTATATACAAATACAGTATCAGAATTTTCAAATTCTTTTGATAACTTTTCAATAGCATCTTCAGTGAGCATGTCATCATAATCTAATTCTGCACAAATACCTTCAGTAATTAAATCACAACAAATACCTTTTAGAGTTCCTATGTTATTAGTTACATTTGTAGAATGAATCTTTATCCATTCTAAATTAAATCCATTATTTTTTAAATATTCTTTTTGATTAGCAGCTTCTCCATTTAAAAGAATTAACCATTCAAAATTTTTATTAGTTTGATTTTTTAAACTTATTAAACAATCATTTAACCAATCATTTATTTTATGTACAGGAGTATATAAAGTTATTTTATTCATATTTACTATTTACTTGTAAAGAAAAAAAGTTGAACTAATCTAGGATTTTCTGTATAAAGACTAGCAGAATGTATCATCTTAGCATCCCAAATTACTAGTCTATTATATACTCCTCCAACTTTATCTACAAGTTCCCAATTATCTGGGTGAGTAATATTATATTCTGAATATACTTCTTGTAATTGGATATCAGAAGCTGGAGGTCTTCTGTTACCATATTTTTTATCTTTCCAAAAAGATGTACCCATTTGATCACCATCTTTTGTAAGGTACACTGCTGCAGCATACTCTTGAGTATCACTGTGATAAACTAAAGGGTTATTCTTATCAGTGATTTGGAAACAACCATTATAAGGTTGATTTAACCAATCAATAATTTGAACACCTAATAGTCTTTCAAATTCTTCTTTTACATAAGGGAATAAGTGTCTCTCTTTAGATCTTAAACCTTTGTAATGATTATTATTTTCTACAAACTCTTGTGAATTTGCATACCTAACAACTTCATCTGGATCTTTATAAAAATCATCGACTACTACAATGTTAGGTTTTTTACTGTTAAAATTCATAAATTTAATTTTAGGTTAAAAAATTGGGTGTTCCCTAATATTAAATTTTAATGAAAAAAATTAAAAAATGCATCAGGAACAATTATAGATTCTCCAAGAGTTCCTAATTTTGATTTTTGAGCTATATTTAAATTTGGGTCTGCTAACAATTTTGCTTCAGCAGAAGACAATGCTCTATTATACATTCTGAAATCATCCAAAATTACATTAGGAGCATAACCTACTAAATAATCTGCATACCATAATCCAAATGCAAATCCAACACCTCCACTATTAAAACTAGTTGCACCATGTCCTGTGGTAGTTGCATCTAAGTTTCCATTCATGTACCAATATATAGAACCACCATCTCTTATAATAGTCCAATGGCTCCAATCTTTAAAAGGTAATGTTGTAGTAGCTCTACTAGTATCATTTCCGTTTAAATAAATTCTTAAATTATCTTGTCCTGAAAATTGACTTATAGTATAACCTCCTTGACCAAATTGCGTAACAGTTCCTATTATACCTTCAGCTCCAGCAGGGGCTCCTGATTTATTATTATATAACCAAAAACTAAAACTAAAATTTCCAGTACCAAAATCAAATCTACTATTAGGATTAATGTATGCGGCATTTTCTACTACACCTTCAAACTTTATAGCAGATCTTGTATTTTTAAAACCATTACTAGCAACAGGAGATGCTGTAGAAACATTAAAAGTAGCATGAAGATTATTACCTGAAGAATCAATTAATGTTTTACCCATGTGACCTTTGCACATATGTAAAATTAAACCATTCTTAAGTCTTGAATCTAATTCCTCATCACTGAAATTTTTTATATTCCGTCTTCTATGTAAGAACATTAGATTATTGTTTCATATACAGGAGTTACGTATAAAGCATGATTAGATCCAGTAGAGTTTAAATTTACTCCAGTATTATGCGTTACATAAACTACAAACTTTTTAGGTACAACTCCCCCAAATAAAGATGCAACAGATATTGGTCCAAACCAATATTGCACATTACTAGTATTGTTAGTTGCTATAATAGCTGCTAATTTTGCAGTAGCATCACGTATTTGGATATTAGTAAAAGTTTCATCACTATCTGTACCATCAAAAACATCTGGAAAAGTGCTATCTTCTATTAGTCCTATTACATATATTCTAATTTCTTTGGCATCTGTAGGAGAAGTTCCAGTAGCTATTTTACCAGCTAATAAATAATCTATATAAAGATTTGTTGTATTATCTACTGCAGTACTTTCTCTTCCTGCTACAAAAGTAGAAGATGTAGCTAAACTTGCTAAAGTAATAGTTAAAGCACTACTTGATCCATATGCTAATTTTACACTACTCATATTTGTTCAGTTACTTGTAATTCTGTTAGTATTAATTGTTTTATTTCTGCTTCTACTAAAGCAAGTTTATTTAAAACTGCGTTGTTCAAAGGTACTTGCCCAGAAGCATTTGAGTTAGATCCAAATACTGTAAAACTAATATATGCATTAGGATTATCTTCTCCTAATTCATAATTAACAAGTTTAAAGTTAACTCTGGTTATATTATTTTTGAATTTTAATCTAACTCTATCTATTGGTACAATATTTATTTCCATAATTTAAGTTTCAACTGCATAAGCTATTAATTGCCATTTATTTAAACTATTATCTGTATTATACATAAATCCTAAGTGCATTATTTTTCCTGCAACAGTTGTAGTAGGTAAAGATATACCCCCTGGACTATATGCTGCATTGAAAGCTAATGTTTGAGCGCCTCCATTATCTTTAATCCTTATTATTAATTTTTGACCATTTACGGGTGTTCCTGTTGGTGCTCCAAAAGTTGCTCCTACAGCTAATGCTGTTAAATTATATAAATCTGTAGTATCTGCATTAGGAGTTGGTGCAGCAGTACTTGTTGTACCATTAACTCTAGGTGCAGATATATTTGTTGATCCTTGACTCCCCTGATTACCTTGTGTACCCTGGAACCCCTGTGCTCCTTGGTTACCCTGAAAGCCTTGCGCCCCCTGAGCTCCTTGGAAACCCTGTAAGAAATCAATTATATCTTTAGCCACTTTTTAATATATCATTATCCTATGTAAAACTGTCAATGTGTTCCCTAAAGAGTATAACCACTTTACATTTTCAGATGCATCGTAATTCTTAACCCATATTTTTTGTCCTAATACAGCAGCGCCATCTGTATACATATTTGTATTAAATGGTTCCATTTGGTTCCCTACAATATCAAATCTAAAAAATCTATTAGTTGCGTCTTTCTTAATGTACAAATATTGCCCAGACTGAAAAGCAGAACTACCAGTAGTAAAAGTTTCTGTTCCAATGTATGTAACTGCTGCCCAAGAGCCAGCTCCTGCTGTTCCTCCTGCAATATCAAATCTATCAATCAACGCTCCTCCACCACCTCTCATTGAATAAATATATCTACCATCTTGTATGTCATTTTCATTAGCCCATGTAGCATTGCCTGTTTCAGATACCCAATCTAAACACATACCTGTTGATGGGGCTGCGCCTCTTGCGCTTGTTGGAGCAAGAGTAGACCATGTATTACCAGAAACAGAATACTTATACATAGTAACAGCGTTATTACCAGCTAAGTACATGTTATCTTCATTACTTTCAATTATATAAACAGAAGTAGAATCAGGTTGAGTAGTCCATCCAGAAACAGTTAAACTTGTTCCATTATTATCTGTTATATTTCTTATTTGACCTATACCAGTGCCTGATACTATTCTAACTTGATAATTTATCCATTGATCTGCTGTCCAAGATTTACCAGAGTTTACAATTGTAGTAGC